CGAGCGGTACGGTGCAGCAGTTTACCTTTACGATCTTCTCGGCAGATTTGCAAAGCCCGCTCCTCGTCTTGCCGTCTACCTATATTCTGAAGTGCGCGCCGCACAATGCGGAGTCGTTTGACGTTATCGCGTTCGGTGGAGATTTCTAGGCGATGAATCAAGGGATGGTCGGCTGGCCGGCTGTCACGACGCACATGTCTCCCACTCCCATATCCCGCATCGTGGTCGGCAGGGATGTGACGAGTCCGACGGCATCGGTGTCATTCCTGAATATCCCCCAGAATTTCAGCCAATTGCAGTTTCGTATCTTGGGTCGCGGCGATAAGTCTGCAACGAACATCCAATTATTGAGGTGTCAGTTCAACGGAGATACGGGTAGCAACTATGACTCGTATCTTCAGATGGAAGACAATAGCTATACGGGTGTAATTGTAGAGGCGATCTCGGCAGCCTTCTTGAATCTTACGGAGTTCACTGCGAGTACGGCCGCCACAAATGACGCAACTATGTGTGAACTCAATATACCCGACTATTCAGTATCGGGTGGATTCAATAAGATAACGAGTGTTTTTAGCACGAGCCGTGTTGCTACCGGCAGCAACAATATACGGCTGTTTTATCAAGCGGGGCACTGGGGAAGTACGGACGCGATCAGAACCGTAACGTTTTTGCTGGAAAGTTCCGCTAACTTCATAGCACCCACGTCTTTCACGTTGTACGGGATTCCGTGACCGACGCCCCAGCACCGTGTTACATCGCTGACTGGATTGGGACACCGGAACTATTCGACAGTCGTACTGCGAACGGCGACGTTGGCGATATTACCAGCATCCTTCCGACCGATGGGAGCGGCGATACGGTTTCGCTCACGTTCGATCCGCGCGATGGTTCGCTGCACACGTTCGCTATCGCCATGCCGGACCCGATTCCGTCGTATCTGACGATGTACTGGCGGCCAGCGCTTCTCAACCGTGGTGATGTATTTCCGCCGCCGCCGAATCCATTCGACCCAGGGCTCAGTAGTGGGCTTGGCGTAGTAACGATTCTGTTTGCAAATCGGTTGGTGGGCGAGAGCACTGCCGGCACAACTGGAGCGCGAACGGGCTTTGGCTTGACAGGGTACATATTCTCTGACTACCCGCTAACCACGATCACGACGACGATCCCCGGCGGGTCGACGCACTGGTTCCTATCCGCAAAGGCTCCAGCTCGTGAGATGGCATCATCAACTGGAACAGCGATTGAGGATCAGCAGACCGGCGAGGGAAACCTGCACATCGATTTCTTCTGTACCGACCCAATCGTAGACCTTGGTTACTCTTTCTATGGGAACTTGCCAATAAGCGGCTGGGAGTTCAACGGACAACTTGTCGGTCGACCGGCCTCCGTTCGTGCTCGGATGATCAGTTAGACATGCCACAACTTTCTCGACTTGCCGCCAATGTCGCATTGGACTCGCTGGGAATCTCGTTCATCAGCCTGCATACGGGCTATGCGCCGGATGGGCTCGAGTCCGAAGTCTTCGGCGGAGCCCCACCGTATGCACGGATACCAGTGACGTTCAATCCCGCAAGCAACGGACGCGTGACAGTCGCGACACCTGACGATACCCATGCGCTCGTGTTCGACGTGCCACCGAATACAACGGTGTACTGGCTGGGTTTGTGGCTGGCTGACAACACCACATTCGCAGGGATGCTGCCGATTGGAAACAATATCGCAGTACCGTTCGCGCTCGGCGACGACATGATGACGTGCTATTGCCCAGGTCATCTATTTGGTGATGGCTATCAGGTAGTCCCCTGGAATCCGCTGGGTGGATTGACGAGTCTGCCAGTAACCCCGGACTTCATGGCGATCGGCGAGGGAGGGATCTACTACATAATCAACCCGACTCCGACGAGCGTGCAGTTGTCGGATACATCCGGTGGTCCGCCGATTGTGTTCGGGCGGAGTGGGTCCGGGTTTCTGCAAACCATCACTCCCGTGGCATTCGCCAGCCAGGGGACGTTCCCGGTGTTCAATATCATCTTCGACGCGGCCGCCGGAGCGTAGACGGCGAGAATCAACCAAATCAATCGCGTGAAGCCCGTCAGTCGCGGGCTTTTTATTTTGCCCATTACGGGTAGTAAGGAAGGTGTGCCACGGCTGACTTCACGAGCCTCAAATTTCAAGGGAATACAGGCACGAACGCATCGGCAGTTTGGACCGATGTGCCGGCATCAGGCGCCGGCACCGGCCAAGAGTTGCGGTTTCTGGATGTGTCTACGGCTGGCTCGACAGCCTCCGCGTCCTGGCCGGCCGTCACACGACCTACCAGCGGCACCGCGGGCGTGGACTACCTGTACGTGTTCACGGGCGATACGACGAGCCTCGGCCTTTTTGGCACGACCAGCTCGACGCCGGTGGCCTATTCGAACACGGCGCAGTATCTATTCATGCGAATGAACTGGGATAACACCGGCACCTTCGCGAGTGCACCGCGGTTCACGGCGTATCCCACGACCGGCCACGGCAGCATCACGCCTGGTGATAACTCGATCCTCGGCGGTAACTCGTCCGACACCTCGAGCACTGCGTACCTGAAGGGCAACGGCTTCGGCCGTGTCGTCTCGGGTGGCGCGCCGGCCGCAGCTCCGACGAACGCGCCTGTAGTGACGGACGGGACGGCTGGTGCTTCGACTCCATCGGCTGGCGCGAACTGGCTGACGAACTTTCAGTCGTTGCAGGGCGATACGCAGTACATCGCCTTCCCATCGACGCCCGCCGCGACGACCGCGGATCAGTGGAACCTGATTATCCGTCTGTTCCTCGGTGCCAACACAACCGCGGGTGTTGCAACTCCAGTAGTCAGCGCGAGATACACCTATAGCTGAGCCGGTGATCATTCTTCCTGACCAAGGCACAATTCGAGCGCGCCTCGCGAATCGGTCGTATTGGCGACTGCGTTACACCGATGGGCGCGTAGTCTCGGAATGGGAAGTGGACTGGAGCATGGCGCCATTCCGCGGTCGTCAGGCGCTTCGGTTGCACTGCCCGAACGGTCAGGTCGTAGAACTCGGCGATGCGACCGGCGGCACGATTGATGGCCGTGTTTTCCAGTTCAAGGATGCGCTCGTATCTGCGGGCGGACCAAGCGGCACGCTCGCGCACATCGTTGGGCTGGTCGACACAACCAATGCTGACTGCCGCTATGCCGTGTGGCTCTATGGGGAGCAACGGCTCGCGACGGGACGATCAAACGTTCATAACTTTTCGTATGAGGGCGTGCCGGTTGGAGCGCTCGCCTTCGATCATCTTGGAGTGAACGTATGAGGTGTATCGTTCATGTGAGGCTCGCCGGCGTACTCGGCTTGGGGATAGCGCTGAGTATTGCGGTGCTGCTCATCCAGTTACCTGCGACGGCGCAGACGTTGCCGATAGTGACGGTGACTGGAGTGACGTCGAACAACTCGTCGGCTCGTATTTTCTATAACCAGGTCCCCGGAGCCAAGGACTATCGCGTTTACGACGTGGCGAATCCGAACGACGTCAAGTACGCGGGGCTCGTTCATTACGAGCCGCAGAGCGGCAAGACTCCTCTCGATCAGGTGGCGACGGACATCGAGTGGAACGGGCTCCCAGACACTGCGGGGCATACGTTGGTTGTTGAAGCCGTCGATGCCCTCGGCCCGGTGCCAGAGGCGAACCTGTACAACACGCCGAGTCCGAACGGTGCCCACGTTCCGCTTGTCGCTGGAGGCATGCTCGGCAGTAACAAGGGGCCGACCTCGGATGGCAAGACCAGCACGAACGGCCAGGGGCCATACACGGATCAGCCTAACGTGATCGCTCGCTCGCAGCCGTTCGTGGTGCACGCGGACCAGAGCATCACGCCATTAGGCAAGATCGCGGGCGCTACGCAGCCGTTTCTGGATACGTTCGATCAGTCGGAAGCCGCGACATTGCAGCACACCGTCCACAACCCGTGCGGCACAGATGCCGTGGGCGATGTGGGTGTCGATGACTATGTGCTCAACGGCGGGACATCGAAAGAGTCAACCGTCGAGATGCGATTACATGATGGTGATAACAGCATGCCATTTATTAGCAGTTCCCATTTTATGGACATGCTCTTCTCGGGCGGCACGTCATCATGTGGCGGTGGGACTGACATCACTTACGGATCGCTCGCGTTCTCGCCAAAGCAAACGGCGACGATATTGTCCGGTAGTATCCTGCACCTAACGATGGAGGTTGATAATCACAGCGATTTCAACCGGTGGATGGCGTTCAACGTCTCGCCAGCTACTGATCCGATCCAGTCATGGGAGCCGGATTTACATGTGGCGAATAATCACGCTCAGGCGCTTTACGTTGACCTCCTCGGTGAACGGCTCGACGTGCGCGTGTTCAACGGCAGTACGACGCCGGTATTCTCGCAGAGTCCCGCAGTTCTGGGTCAGCTCTATATTCCGAACGACTACATGCAGTCGGGCCGCGGGTTCGATGACCGATCACGGCTCGATCTATTCGTATCGCAGACGCACCTTGCGGTGTTCGTAGACAACACGCTTGTGAGTCAGACCGATATCCCTGCAAGCGCGATGGCATGGTTCGACGGTGCGGTTAAAACGTACTTCACCCACTATATGTACCACTCGGATAACAACGTCGATTTCCTAAGAAATGGGGAGATTAGCGGGTTCACGTTCTGCTACCCCATGAACGCATACGAGTTCAATGATCCGATCCACGGGCTGAGCGGAAGTCAGAATCGGTGCGGCATTGCATATCCGCCAGGCTATGGATTTCCGCACTCTGACGAGCGGCATTGGGACAACATGGGATTCGAGGTAGTGCCCGCGTCGGCAACATCAGCTACCGACTTCTCGTCATTCGGCGCAGCTGTAAAACTTGGCGATCCACAAGCACCACACTTCACGAATGGACCGCCGCCACCAACGGCGACTCTACCAGCGAGCACGGCTACGCCTCAGCCGACCGCGACGCCCGCTCCAAATACGCCCGCTCCTACAAATACCGTGATGTCAAACACACCGATACCGACGAATACCGTTGTGCCGCCTACAGCGACTTCAACGTCGACAGTGGCTCCGTCTGCCACGCCAACGAGCACCGCAACTGCCATAGCGTGCTCGGTGCTTGCTATGGTCAATGGTCAGCAGCAATCGTTTACGCGTCCGGCTTCGTTCTGTACGGATCAGTAGCAGAAGTCTGGTGCCTCTCTACTTCATGCCTACGGCGACAGATACGCGCGGTCACCTCGTTCCCAAATACACCAGCACGTTCACCGACGCTGGTTTCAGCGTCTCAACGATTCGGTTTGGCAATAATCCGCACGTGCTCGTGTTCTCGGATTGCGATGCTGCAACAGACGCAACGGTTGACGCTAACCCTGATGTGCAGCGACTACCTGATGATCTTGATTCAAGTCCCACATCTGGTCAGGTTACGGCAATTCAGAACTTTCTAGAGAACAACAATATCCCTGCCGGATGGGTTTCGACCGCGATGTCCTGGCGTACGATTGTCCGTGGGGTGCTCGGTATTTTCCTATTCGTTCAGCGTTACCAGGGGGACGGTGGTCCGGCAGTATTCACGGGTGGCGTGACACTGAATTCGACGTTCAGTTCACTACCGCAGCCAGTGAGAGCGGCGATGCAACAGGCAGCGATCGAGCAAGGTTTCGATACGTCCAGTTTGTCGGGAGCCTCAACGCTGCGTCAGATCTTGCGAACGATGGGCTTACAGTGGGGAACGACACCGATTCTGATCGGTGGGCTGAGTATCTAGATTCATGGCCCTTCCTAAATTAGAAAGCTTCACGGATACAGACGGAACGCTTCTAACCACACATGATGCAGGATGGATTAACCACACCACTGGAAGCGCCTCGGCGATGTCTATCAATCAGAACACAGAGCGTCCGACGGTCAGTAGTACGGACACGTTCTACTATTGGAATACTGATACGCCCAATGCGGACTAGTATTCACAATCTGTGTGGATCGGCGTTCCTGGTAATGGCGAATACAATGGACCTGGTGTTCGCGTACAAACCGGAGTGAAGCAGGCTGGCTACTGGGTTGAATCTGACTCTGGTGACCGTGGCATTTATGTCGATGGTATAACGCACATTTTTCTTGATACCGGAACGCTTACGTCGGGTGACCTGCAACGCTTGGAGATATCAGGTACCACCCTTGTCTACAAACTGAACGGTACTTCGCTGAATGGGGCGGGTACTACTGACAATACGTACAGCAGTGCAGGAAAGCTTGGTATTTATAGTTACAAGTTCAATGTAGCTACGAACCCTGGTGAAGGGCTCGATAACTGGGAAGGTGGGAACATTGTCTCAACCCAGGACACGCCCGAACTACGAGGTCGGCCGTTCGGCCTGCGTGGTCAAGTTCAGATGCACCAACTCCTAGCGCAGTAGCGATCTTTGGTCAGCAGCAGGCGGCCACTCGGCCGCTTTCGTTCTGCACCAATCAGTAAAGGAAATGTACGCATGGCGATTATTGGCGCGAATCCAACAGATGCCCTGACGGTCAATACGCAAGTCGGAAATCTTTGCCGTCAGTTCATCATTTTGAAAGACACGGTGCATCGATTCCAGTCGTTCATGGCCGCCACGGACCTGACGGCATCACCGTATAGTTTCACTTCGGGCGACCAGGCAAACGTGAAGAGCGCCATTTCCGGGTTAGATACTGCTCTCCAAGCCGTGGACGCGACGTTTATCAACAGGACGACCGGCCTTTTCTAGACTGGCGTGACTATCGCTCTCGTCACACATGTATCTGGTTCATCATCCGGTGGTGCAGGCTTCACCACGTCATCAGTCGACACGACGACGGCTAACTTACTGGTCGCAGTCATCGGTGATCTAAACACCGGATCGACCATTAGCGACAGCAAGTCGAACACGTGGACGAATATCTTCTCGTCGTCCGCAAGTGGCGTGGGTTACGCCCTGTATTACGTGAAGAACGCCTCGGTCGGAAGCGGACACACGTTTACCCTAACTGCGAGCGGTCAGTTTCCGGCACTCTGCGTTGCCGCATTCAGCGGTGCCGATACGACCGCGCCACTCGATCAGACGAACAGTCTGCTCGCTGGTAATAACTCGTCATTGCAACCGGGCAGTATCACCCCAGCGGCGAACAACGAGGTCGCGATTACCGCAGTGGCAACGGCTGCGGCAACGTCGATGAGTATCGATTCCTCATACAGCATTACGGATCAGGTGGCGTTCAGCGGTGGGACGCATTTTGGTGCTGCATTGGCTTACATCATTCAGACCAGTGCATCCGCTACAAATCCAACATGGACTAGTACTGGCGGGAACATGAATGGTGTCGGCATCGCATCATTCAAAGTTGGAGTTAGCGCTCAGGATACCCCGGAACTTCGCGGACGTCCGTTTGGACTTCGCGGCCAAGTTCAGATGCACCAACTTCTAGCGCAGTAGCGCAAACGAAAGGGAAAAGACCTTGGGAAAAATCACCGTCCTGGGCGCCGAGAACATCACCCTGACTACAGGTGTGACCGGGCTAGCTGCGTTTCAAACTGCTGCGGCCGGCTCAGCGGCGGCAAATGTATTCCTCAAGCGTTTGGAGATTTCGCAGAACGGCTCGACCACGCTAGGCATGGTCCGTGGGGCGATCAGCACGACGACACATACCACAGTGACCGTGACTTCCACGACGCCGACTAATGTTCGACCGGCTGGTGGCGCAGCCTCAGGACTGACCGGGAATACGGCTGTGGCTGGAGGTACTGCCCGATCAGGTACGAACGTGTCGGCCGCTAGCGGCGGCGCATACGCAAACTTGCACCTGTTCAACTTCGCGAATACGTCGGGCTATCTCTGGAAGCCTGATCCTGAAGAAGAGATCTGGATACCGGCATCGACAATCTGCGTTGTTAGGTTCCTTGCTGATCCAGGGGCCCTAACGGCATGGACAGTCTCGCTCTGGCTGAAAGAGGAGTAATAGGTGCCCATCTGGCGGTCTGATAACCGCCAGCCGCCGTACCAACCTCAACCGCCGCGTAGGCAGGTTCCGTTCGTTGCGGGGGCGACAACGGCCTATCGCGATGCTACGGCGCGTATCCGGGTCGCTGTCCTTGCGTTCAAGGATGCCACGGTTCGAGTCAGAGTTGGGATCACCAACTACAAAGACGCGACGGCTCGAGTTCGTGTCGGCATCACGAACTGGAAAGACGCGACGGTCCGTGCTCGCGTTGCTGCAACAGCCTACAAAGACGCAACCGCGAGAATCAGGGCAGCGGCTACCGCCTACAAAGACGCTCGTGTCCGCATCTTCCCTGCGATTCTCGGACTCAAGGATGCCACGGTCCGAGCGCGCGTCGCGGCGACAGCCTACAAGGACGCTCGGGTCCGGGTCTATCCGGCCATCTTGGCGTACCGCGATGCGACCGTCAGACTTAGGGCGGCCGCGACGGCATGGAAAGACGCCACTGCTAGAGTCCGCGTTGCTGCGCTGGCATTCAAGGATGCCACGGTCAGGCTCAATGTTGCAGGTGCCAGTTACAAGGACGCGACCGTCAGGGTTCGCGCCGCGGTACGTGCCTACAAAGACGCGACCGTTCGAGTCTACGCAGCCATCCTTGGGTTCAAGGATGCGACAGCCCGCATTCGAGTTAGTGCGACTGCATGGCGCGACGCCACAGCGCGCGCTCGTGTTGCGGCCACGGCATACCGCGATGCAACCGCTCGGATCTATCCGGCGATCAAGGCGTACCGCGATGCCACGGTCAGGATTCGAGCAGCGGCTACGGCGTGGAAGGACGCGACTGCTCGGGTTCGCGTTGCAGCTCTCGCGTTCAAAGACGCGACGGTCAGGATCTCCGTCCTTGCGCCAGGCGCCGGCTATAAGGATGCGAGTTGGCGAGTCAGGGTCGCTGTTCGAGCCTACAAGGATGCGACGGTTCGCATCTACGCGGCGATCAAGAACTACAAAGACGCCACGGCAAGAGTCCGTGTTGCAGCGACGAACTGGCGCGATGCTGTCGCTCGGGTTCGGGTTGCGGCCACGGCATACAAGGACTCAACGGTCCGCGCGCGCGTCGGCATCCTTGCTTACCAGAATGCGACGGTTCGCATTCGCACCGTCATCGGCAACTGGAAGGATGCCACTGCCAGAGTAAGGGTAGCCGCGACGACATACCGCGATGCGACCTCGCGCGTCTACGTCGGCATCCGAGCGTTCAAGGATGCCACGGTTCGCATCCGCGTTCAGCAGGCCGGATTCTTCAAGGACGTAACAGTCAGGTTCAGGATTGCGGCGACCACGAACCGAGACTCGACGATCCGTATCTTCGTCACGGCGACGCCTCAGAGAGACGCACGGATTACGGCTGGTGAGCCGTTCTCGCATTGGACACTAGGCGAGCCATTCCAGCACTGGACTGTCGGCCTGCCGGCCTGAAAGGAGTAACCGTTGCCGGTTCTTACGATCTACTCGAGCAGCACTCAGTACGTTCTCGTGCCGGTCGTCTTCGAGGTCAATGGTGCCGCGGCCGATCCGACCGCTGACACGGTCCAGATGGCATTTATCACGCCTGGCACAGACCCCATCAGTGGCGACTTCAAGTCGGCGACGTGGGAGAACACGGGCACCGATACCTACGCGGCTCGCTGTCTTGTCGGGCCGTCCGGCGGCGCGACGACGCTTAGCGCCGGCTCGTGGTCGGTGGTATTGAAGGTGACAGACAACCCAGAGATCCCCGTGCTAGACGCTGGGTTCATTCGTGTGGTCTGACTCTGGATGGAGGTCCAGTATGCGCAGTGAGGCGGCTTGTTGAGTGGGAGATCTGGCCCCGCTGGCGAACATTGGAGCTGTTGGGCTCATCCTTGGCTACGTCCTGTGGCAGATATCGCCGCGTCTCGAGCGGATCGAGCGCGCGATCGATATGAACTCGCGGAGTTTGCTGCTCGACATCGTCTCGAGGACCGATGTGAGCGACGTCATGAAAGACCAGGCGCGCGCCATGATCCGCCAGATAGAAACGAAGCATGGCCTAAAACCGCAGGGCGGAGACTTATGACGCAACTTGGCGACACTGATTCGCACTGGCAAGAGTCATCTAGCCGGCCAGAGGGCGTCACCCGTCGATTCATCATCGCAATGGCGGTGATCGTTGCGGCGCTGATCTTGCTCGCCGCTCCGCTCTTGCAATTCATGCTGGCAGTCCTTGGGCCGATCCCGCTCACCTATGTGAACGTCCCTTTTCCGGTGTGCTCACCGCGGTCGCAAACTGTCTGCACGCCGCTGCAACCGGGCGAATCGTTCCAGCCCGGCGACGTGGTGCCGATCCTTGCGACTCGATGCATCAACAATCTTGCGGGTGGTGATTCGCTGTTCCCCTATCACGTCGATCGCAACCTCGTGAGCGCGTCATCGAACGTGCGGGTGATCCTCCCGGACTTTGGCTCAGCCGGTCCGAATGGTTGTGTGACGAGCGTGTCTGTTGCCAATCAGGTGCCTATCGCCGTGGCGCCTGGTGAGTATTACCTAGAGGGCATCTCGACGGCGTACGGCCGGTTCAGGACGGTCAACGCCTATTGGCGTACACAGGTGTTCCCTGTGACCAAACCACAGCCACCGGGCGGAGACGAATAGTGGACAGTTTGGATCTGAGCAACTTCACGTCGCACTTCACGACCGCGCACGTCGCGCAGTGGAAAGCTGAGGGCATCGGCCTCGTGGTCGTGCAGCTCATCGCCGGCGTGCGGCTCAGCGGTGACGACTGCGCGACGCAGATCAGGACGTGCCTCGACGGTGGCGTAGCGGTCGACTGCTACCTGTTCCCCGGTAACGACGGATTGGGTATGACGACGAACCAGCGGCTCGCGCTCGTGCCGCAGCCGGCGCGTGTCCGCATCCGTCAGTTGTGGGTCGACATCGAGCCGGCCAGCACAAATCCGAACCAGCCCGCGGTCAACAAGGCGCATGCCGATTGCGACGCGTGGGCCCCGTGGCAGACGACTGGCGACTACTCGGCGTTGTGGGTTGCATCAAAGATGGGCTGGCTTCCGTGGCCTTGGCCGGCGCGCAAGCAGTGGCTCGTCAACGCCACGAACGTGCCGAATCTCGGTGGCGGATTCTCGGCGACGAACAACCATGTGATGACTCAGTACGCGATGGATGTGACTGTCGCAGGCGTGTCTGGAATGGACAGATCGCGCTTATCCGCGAGTGAGGAACTCGCCGTAACTCAATGGTTAGGAGGCCCAATGGCAATCACGGTAGGGGAAGGAATGGCGAACCAGATGGCCGCGGCAGGTGACGAGCCGCTGTGCGACCACGTCAACTATGAACAGGAAGACTCGGACGGCAAGGTGTACCACGTCGAACGCTGCCAAGGTACGAAGGGCATGTACATCAGCTCGAACTCGAGCGGTTCATGGGTCAACGTGGGGCCGGTCTGATGTCAGCGATTGGACTACTCATCGTGGGCGCGGTGCTCGTGATCTTGTCCTACTACCTGCCCGCCGAGCCGCCGCCGGTGAAGATGATCGTGAGCGCGGCTGGCTGGATCTGTATCGTCGTTGGCGTGATCCTGCTCGTGGCGTACCTGCTCGGGCTACCGATTGCGCTGGGGGCTCACTAGGTGGACGCGCGGACTCAGAGGACGCTGCTCAGACTGGTGGCGTTGCTGGTGATCCTTGGCGTCGCTATCGTCATGGTCACTTTTGTGCATAACGATGACTTCCGTGTGCTCGGTGTTGGGCTGGCAACTGCCGCAGTTTTGAGCATCGAGGAATGGATCAGGAACAGCCGAGACACGACCGCATCGCCGACCGTGGCCGGCGTGAATGCTGCACTTCAGGCGAATGCATCGCTCGTGGCGCGTCCGTCAGTGTCACCCAAGGACACACCAGTTCAGTAGATTTCATCGCAGCGAAGAATGCCCCGCGACTGGCTACGGCCGGCGCGGGGCTTGTTTTCGTGTTCTAGTCAGAACTAAGGGCCAGATCGTCGGCGTCACAATCGTCTTCGATGCCAACCGCGAAGGCTGCAAGGGACGCATTCAACTGTGCGTTCCACGCCTCGCGACGCGGCGAGCCGATTGGCCCTAGATAGTCGGGGTCCAACTCAAGCACCTGTTCGACAGTCTCGGAGTCAGCATTGACGGCTACTTCGACCTCGTATCGACCGAGTAGCACTTGCAAGGCAACTCGCAAGCCGCGCGGGCAGACGCGGGTGTGGATGAATGGATCGTGGATAGACCTCGTGGAAAACGGTCGGCCATTTTCCGACACGCGAACCGAGTAGTGATCGTCCATCTTGCTCCATATAACGGCACTTATCCTCTAGCAAACACAAAGGGGGCCTCGTCAAGAGGCCCCCTTTCGTTCTGCGAGGTTGGCAGCCCCACAGGCGGGTGACGTTCCAATTCTAACGGCACTTATCCTCTACCAAGCGCCTTCGGCTTCCGTCCTTGCCACTGTCGATGCCCGCATGGCTCGGCGTAGACGCAGGGGCGCGCCTCGCGGTAGGACTCAACCGTCGCCTCGCAGACCAAGCATTCACGCGATTCCCCGCGCATCACCTTGGCGAGTTTTTCGAGATATTCGACTATGGCGCGCGCGTCTTCAGGGTCAAGTTTGGTATTCATGTCGGCACTTATCTCTACTAAGCGGCCCAGAGCTGATGCTGCCAGCGGTCCCAGGAATGAGAGACGGCGCCTGATCCGGGGAACAGATCGACGAGCGTGTCGCCCTGTTTCAGGTTGAGCACTTGGAACAGCCAGAAGCAGAATGTCTCGGGCTTCTGTCCTTTCGTCTGGACTCGGCTTTGCGAGCGCATGACGGCGTTGGCGCGGACCCAATCGCGAATAGTGTCTTGCTTACGCGTACGCTTGCGGCCACCTCGCCAAATGACCGGCTCCCAGGCGTAGCCGACGCCGACGCCTGGCTTCATGACAAACCAGTCTTTGACCCAGACTCCGACGCGAACGTCGCTAGCGCCGAAGGCGTGACAAGTGTTGAGTAGCGTGGGCAGTGTTGGTGCGCTCAACGAGAGCGCCCAGCCATCGGGATACTCAGTCACGAGTCGACGCACCAGCCCGATGTGGTCGACCTCGCCGGCATAGTCGGGGTGGTCGCCGTAGATAGCCTTGGCGCGCCCGATGTAGGGAGGATCGGCGTAGGCCACGGTCAGCGGTTCTGGCACAACAAGCGAAATTTAAGCACTTCACGAGCGCCAGAACTAGGGGCAGGTTTGGTAGCTATAACCATCCGCCAAGAGCTTCCTGAGCCCAGCGGACGTACTGGTCAGCGTGCGCTGAGTCGTCTGCGATCTTGAACAGTGCCGCCCGTAGTCGTTCGACCTCGGCCTCAAGCACCGCGATGTTGTCATCCAGCCGCTCGGCCTCGGCGCGACAGCCGATGTGCACGTCGCTGGTTACGTCGGCATTGATCACGCCAGCTTCCCAGACTGGCTCGCTAGACATTCGTGATCCAGTCAGGCGCTTTGTGAATGCCGCTCACTTTGCCGCAGCCGGCGCACCTGAACCACACGAGTAATCGGCCGCCGGCCCAGTGCGTCTCGATGTCACCCTCGTTCCAGCCGAGTCGGTGAGCTAGCCAGTGCCTAATCGTCAGCATCGTGTTCGATCCACCCTTCCCCATGGCAACACGGGCACGTGCGGCGTAGCGACCGTCGCGGTGTCTCGTCATAGACGAAACCATGCACGTCGATCAAGTGCTGCTTTATCTCAGCGAGCGTATGACGTATGCCGTCATGTGCATCTACGTTGTGGCACGCAGGCCCCGCGAAATCAGGCCGAATGTAAACACTCATGTCTAGCTTGTCACCTTAGTCAGCCATCGCGTGCCCACGGGTCCGGTGCATGTTCTTGACGTTCTGCGCGCGCGTCATTGGCTCTCCATGCCCAGGATAAACACAGTGCCGCGGACACGTTCTACGATGATCCCAATCCATGATTCTGCCTGTCTCGTCCACAGGAAACGGCCTACCATTGATCACTTCCCAGACCACCTGATGCGCTGGCCGGTTGTTCGCTGGCCTACCATCGCCATACCCCCAGTACACGACGCCGTACCCGTCTTTGTTCTTCGTCCCCTTCCACAACCAGCACTCGCCTTGCGTCCGGTCGATCCTATCTAGCAACTCTTGCACCCGCTTCTCAGGCATCGGCAGCGCTGGCACTACTACCTCTGACCTGATCTCACGAACTATCGTCCTACGCCTCTTATACGACCCCTCTGCTGGTACTCCGTACTCCGTGGGATCGGGCAGGACCAACTCTCGCCGCTGGTACTTCGGCAGCCGCAACTTTGTGCGCGTCGGGCGATGCTCAGGTGAGCGTACCCAGGCGTAACCAGTCGGCATGTTCTCGAGTTGCACGTCTGCCGGCTCGATGCGCAAGTGCTCCGCAGCGAATGCAACCTCGCGCTTTGACTCTTGCGCGAAGCTCACCCACACCTTGACGTTGTTAACGACTTCCTCAGGAAGCTTCGCCATGTTCTGCGTCAACACCACGAGCGGACAGCCACGGTCGCGCCCAGCTTGCGCGAGCGCGTTCATCTCTACCTGACGCGAACCGGCCTGTCCGGCTTCCTCGACGACAAGCAGGAAGTTGCCAACCTCTTGTGCAACACGGCGAGCTTGGACGAGCGCGATGCCACCGATGATCGGTGCGTCCTCTGGTGACAAGAATCGGTTCGGCAGGATCAACACTTTCTCGTTGTTACGCATGCATTCAGACAGATCCATGTCTGCGCCGAGCGATGGTCCGAGTGACATGGCGATGCGCTCGAAACGATTAGCCCATGTGCGGCATGCGCGCGTGTCGTCTGGATTGGCGCCGTTCCGTTTGAGAGCTGACACGAGCGCGTCGAGTGTGCGCGGCTGTTGTGCCTCGTCCAGATCGTCGAGCGCGTGCCATAGGCGCATCTGTGCGAGTCCACGGTTGTAGCCGGTGTCTGCATCGCTGCGCGCAAAGCCAGCGGTTAGCGCTTCGCTGACGACCTGTGCGCTGCCAGAGAGAATGTCCCAGCCGATGTCGCCACCGGGTTGCCAGATCGTCCATCCCTGTGACTCGAACAGGTCACGGATCGGCCGGCTGTTGTCGAATGCCACGACGAGCGCGCGCGGTACGGCTTGCAGTAACGGCACAACGGCCGTGCTTTTGCCCGTGCCGGACATGCCCGCAACGACAGCATGGATCGTGTGCGATCCGCCGCGCAGATCAACTGTGAGCCTGCCGAGTTTCCACGGGATGCGCGGGCCCGGACGCAGTATGCGCCGCGTGACGATGAGCGTCAGCAACAGCGCGAGCAGCACTGGCAGCAGCGGGTTGACGTGCTCAAACGTCGGATGCTCGAACGCGCGCGACAGCGACTGCACGGCTAGTCAGCCGCCAGCGACGGCTGTTCTAGTGCAGGACGAGTTTCCAGAACATCTTGATCGCGATCAAGCCGATGATCACCGTCCCGACCGAGGACGCCGGCAATTGCGCTAACCACAGGATCACCGCTAGTGGCGTCACGTGTTCCATCAACAGCACTGTACTCCTCGATTGGTCCGGCGTCATCTTCCACGCCGTCCGTGTTTGCCATCTGGTATTCGTCCGGCGAATGCTCCACCTCGAACACGATGCGCGTGAGTCCCGCCTCGAGCATCGCTTGCCCCACGCCGAGCCGCGAGATGATCTCGACTTGCTCATCCGTCCAGCGCAATCGTTTCTGTACATCCGATATCTCCGAGGATGCCTGCATACCGAAGAATTTCGTCCCGCACAGAGATTGCACGGTCGCGCCGAGACTCGATGAAAGCGCATCCATCGGCCGTTGCGTCATAAAGAAACTGGCGATCTGCAAATGTCGGCCGCGGCGAACCATATCCTCAACCTCTGACTCGGCCTCGTGGTCACCGATGACCGACCACATCTCATCGACAATCACCACGCGGCGCGTTCGCCACTTCGCTGCGCGTTTGAAGATCGCACGCTTGAACGCCACGGTCGCACGGCACCGCTGCTCAGTGTTCAGTTCCGCAAGGTTGAATGCGATTACCGGTGGGCACGCCCGACCGGCCGCGACATCGACAAACACTGTCGCCATGTCGTGCTCGTATGTGTCGCGGCGGATCTTCCGCACCTCGCCACCGCAGTAGGTAGCCCACCGACCGTACTCGCCGTTCTGGTCTTCCTCTGCCTGGTCAATGGCGAACATCTCGGTTGCCAGTCCGGCGAAGAACATGCGCGACGTCAATACCTTGACGGAGAAGCCTTTACCGGCGCCGCTGGTAGCGTAGATCGCGACGTTCGGATTCGGGATCATTGGCTTTGCCCAGGGTGACCACATCACGACGCGCTTCCCGTACAGACTGCGGCCCCACGGCACGCCACCCTTGAGCCCGAGTTCGGATGCTGACCACAAGTACGCGCGCGAGACTGACGACGTGTCAACACGGTGAGAGCGCGCGAGCAATCGATGCTCAAGCACGCCGGCCGTCAACTGCTGCGCGTCGGCTTGTTCCCATCGTAGCGGCGCCGCGATCGCGCCAGATTCTTCGACGATCTTTTCTACGGCACGCCCGGCGGCCACCGCTTCATTGCGCGTCTTGCCATGAGCCTGAAGGTAGATCGCGACTTCGAACACATGCTCGGAGTTCGTCTCGAGCGCGTCGAGCATCCCGTCGACCTGCTTGATAGCCAGCTTCCGTTGCCTTGTCTGCTTCGTTGTCTCCATCTTGAATAACTGATCGCGCAGCGACTTCTGTACGGCAGCCGTGTCTTGCTTACGAATGAACTGGTGTACATCGATAGCCGACTCACCATCAGACAACGATGCGAGGAAATCGACGGGTACCGACGCCGGCCACTTCTGGTAGGCGTACGTAGCGTGCCAGGTGCCATCGACACCGATAGCGTCAGACTCGATATGCATGACACGTGGGCCGATGTGCTTGCGCGCATCCGCGTGCGACCAGCCGCGTTGTAGAGCCTCTATGAGCCGCTCGTCCGACAACCGCTCGCTCCGTAAACTCGCGCGCTGTAGCGCAGCATCCACGGCCGCGGCGTAGCGCTCGAGTGTCGTGTCATCCGATGCGCGGATCGCAATGAACCGCTGTCGCTGCATAACGCGCGCAGCGGCGAACTTTGCGCCAAGCCATTGCGCCGTCAACAATCCTGCAGGATTCGCATGCTTCCGCATCGCGCCGAGTATGTCGGTGAGGTCAACCGGCGTCGCGCGTACGAACGTTTGAATCGGACACGGGATACCGTCGAGGAATGCCGCCCAGCGCGCTCGCTCAGCCTCGCGAGCTGCATCTGACGCCAGGCGTAGCGATACCGCAGGCACGCTCCACATCGCCACACTCTGACCGTGGACGTGCGCGACATCGGTCGATACGGCTGGTGAGCCGATAAACGCATAGGCATCCGCGCCGGCGTACATGCGAGGCCGCGCGCGGAAGTGAAAGAACGCGACCGCGCCATGTTCCACCGGAGGCTCGAATGGCAGCGCAACGATGAGCGCCGCGATTAGGACGAGCGCTGCGCCGATGACTGGCACGAGCGGTAATGCACCGGCTGCCGTTCCCTCGCCAATAGCCGGCACTGTATCGCGCACCATATCGAAGAGTGATGGCCCAACCGGCGGCAGACTGACCGCGACGGCCGCCGCCACGAGCACGCCGCCACAAAGGACAACACCCTGGCGGATCGTCCAGTTGTCGATGCCGTCAGGGGTGTCGAGGTGCGTGGGAACTGTGTGGCGGCTCATAGGCTATCCGCCGCCGCCGAGTCCTTGCTGAAAGAATCCGCCGATGACCGAGAATGAGAATAAGAACAGCGTGCCGAGAATCATGGACACGATGTACGACCGAACAAAATGGCCGACGCCTTGGCCGCCGATATTGGTGAGCAGAATGACGCCCATGATGACCGTGACGAGTGCCATCAAGCCTGCGCCAACGTGTGAGATTTCTACGGCTAGCGCGAGAAGTTGCGAGCCGATTTGTGCGCCCAAAGTGTTTCCTCCTAACCAACGACGATCGCCGCGGCAGCGACCGTCTGCTTGACGATTGACATGAGGCCGCCCCCTTTGATGTCGGCTCCGATGGTTGCCATGTCGTATGCGAGCAGTAAGACGCCGATGCTGAGCGCCACGCTTCCTATCGTTCCTCCCATTGTTCCGATGAGCACGGCGGCGAGCTTCAAGCACAACGCCACCATGACTTGCCCGACGAGTAGGCCAGCGTACGATCGAACCCAGTTCGACCAGTAACTATGCGCCTGCGGCACCGTCCAGCAATACGCGGCGAGCGGACCAACGCACATGAGCACGCCGAGATAGATGAGTCGGTAGCCCATGCGCACGAGCAACCGCAGCCCGAGCACGATCCACACGACGATCAGAATTGCAGTGATCCAGGGGTCGAACCCTGCGTTCTGCGGTCCTGGCATGTTCGCATCGCTGATGGCATCGCTAGCCGTGTTCGCGAGGGTGATCGACGTCGCGTAGACGAACGGCATACTCGTCGCGAAGGCGATACCGAGGAACGTGCGCGCAGACCACTCGCCGAGTTTCCACGTCCAGCCGAAGTATTCGCGACCGATGCACGCACAACCGGCAAGCACGACGGTCAGCGCAACCACGCCAGCCGTCGCGCCACGCCAGTCGCGGTATATGTCGCTGATGCCGCCGAGGTTGTACGACAGCCCTGGCGGTGTGCGAGTAACGAAGTTGACATCCGAGTTCTGCACGCTGTTAGCGATTTGGTCCCAGAGAACATCCCCCTTATCCGTGATGATGTGCGCGACCGCATCCGTCGCAGCCTGCATGAGTTGCGGGAACGCGTTCATGAACGCCGAGATGAGCGCCGCTGCCCATGAGCCAGGGTCGAAGTCAGGCACCGATGCGTCCGTAGCCGACGAAATGTGCGCGCCAATATGCCGTGTTGAGGTTCTGTCGGCCGAGTGTCGGCTCAATGGCGGACACCATCACGCCATCACCGACGTAGATCCCGACGTGGCTGATGAAGTCCGGCCGGCTGTCGTACGTTCCAAAGAAGAACACGAGGTCACCTGGTTCTGGTGCCGCGACCTTCTGCGCGACGTTGTATTGCCCCTGCGCTGTCCGCGGCAGATTCACGCCGAGCTGCGCGAAGACTGCCCTTGTGAATCCTGAGCAGTCGACTGCGCCGACGACATTGCCGCCGAATAGGTAACGCGACCCAAACCACGGGGCAATCAGCGAGTCAAGCGATGCGTTTTCTCCGAGTGCTGGCCCGATTATCGGCACCGTTGCCTCTGTCGGCACGTGGCCTGGTGGTGAACGCACCGAGCCCAGGAACGTCGCGACCACGAGCGCGAGCGGCGCAACGACCGCGACTGATGTGGCGATCAGGATGATGACGATGCCGCCGACTAGCGAGCCGACGACTCTCACGCGGCTGCCTCAAGGTCCGCCTGTGGTTGTTCGGCCGGTGGCAGCGCAACCCAGTAAGACTCAGGCGACGGCGGTAGCGGCGGCCAAGGTGGGAGGTGGATGTTCCAACCCTGCTCTTGTGCGGCGGCGCGCTTCGGTTTTGGTGTAGGAGCAGCGGTCGGCGTCGTTGTCGGCTGCTGTGTCGGTGCCGTGGTAGCCGTGCGCGTTGCGGTGGGCACGGGCGTGTGCGTCGCAAGCATGGTCGGCGTTGCTGTGCGCGTTGGGATAGGCGTTGCGGTCGCTGTTGTCTCCGGCACGTCGGTCGGCTCGCTTGTCGGTGGCGACACGTAGACGTAGACGATCTGCGGCTGCGCTGGTGCGGGCGCGCGTGGTGCGGTTGTCGGTTGTCGAGTCGGTGCCGGTCGCGGCGTGCTAGTCGACACCGACGTTGGCTCAGGCGTGATCGCCGCGAGCCAGTCGAGATATGCCTGCCATTCCTCACACGAGATCGGCGTACCGTCGAGGTGGTAGATCACGTCGGTGATGGGGTTGCCGTCGTCATCGAACTGCTGGTTGCCAGCGTCGTCGTAGACCGGCCCCGTAGCCCAGCACACCGGCTCGGGCATTGGGGATGCCGTAGGTACCGACTCATCCGAGGCACTAGAGATGAGAGGTGTGGAAGTCGGTGCCGGTGTGCTGGTGGCCGGAGCGAGCGTCGCCACGGCGAGCGGTGTAGGCGTATCGCAATACCCTGCTGGGTAATTCGCCCCGTGCTTAGCGAGGCAGTTGGCGATCTCTTCATGTTGGTGTTGCTGCTGATAGAGCGACGGTGTCGGGTTGGTAGCAGCGAGTGTCAGTGCCAGACCGACCACGGCAGCGATCACTTGCAGAAACCCACCACGGACTCACACATCGCGAACTAGGCGGCTCGTGCTCGCTTCACTCGGATCGGCGTCGATGGATCGTTGCGCGCCCGCTGCGCGCGGAGTGCCTGCTCGAGCAGGGCCGAAGCTTGCTGCTCAGCACTCCGCCATTGCTGTTCAGCGAGTTCATTGAGCGTCGGCTCGTCGGTGTCACGGATCGTAACGGTTAGGTCCACTTAGCCGTTTGACCTCCTACGTAACCCAATATAGCCCATCGTTACATACGTGTCTAGACCTATATGTCCCTCTGTGGTACGTTGGGTAGGATTTGGACGAGCAGTGGCTAACTGTGAGCGAGGTCGCTCAGGTCATGCGCGTCAAACCTAAGACTGTCCGACGCTGGATTAACCTCGGCACGATCAAGCGTGCGACGATGGTCAACCGGCGAGCTGGCTGGCTGATCCCGCGCTCGGAAGTCGACCGGCTATTGCTCGAGAACCAGCGTTAGCGCAGCCCGAGTCGGCGCCGGATCATTGATCGCTCTTGGTGCGCGCGTGTCCACGGCAGTAGTGCGAGTATTCGCCAGAGCATGTCGCCCAAATGAACGTAGGCCATGCTGCAAATTGCGAGCCGTGAACCCGCCGCGTCAGGGGATTCGAGCCCTTCGCTGAGGCTCGCAGGAGACGACGCGGCGGGCTGGCCTGGGCTGGTGAGGCCCTGCTGGTGCTTCGATCCGGCGGAAGTGTCCCGTCACGGGCACCTCCAATGTGACACCGGCGCCTCCCCTGCTGGTGTTGATCTCTACGTACTGAAGCCCGGAAGTTGTACGGGCGGCGGTGGAACGTCCTGCTCAGGCTCGGGCGTTGGTGGCATAGGTGTGGGTGTAGGTTGCTCCACAGTTGGTACAGGTGTACTCAGTTGCTCTGGCACCCCAACGCTCGCGACAGGCGTAGTAAGCGTCGGTGGCAACGTGCCAGTGGGTGCGGGCGCCAGCGTAGGCACGGATGAAGGCGTAGCTGTCATCGTGGATGTTGGTAAAGCGGCCTGAGTCGGGATTGCGCATACATCACCTGCCTTATCGCGGATATACGTCTCGCCCCATGTGAAGTTCTCCTTGTGCGGCAGCCCGCCTGGCACATCCTTGGACTGAACGGCCATAGGGACGTACTGCCCGCTGAAGTTGCCGTCCTCGTAGACGCACAGCAGAACGAAGCGGGTATTACTGCCAGTCCCGCCACGAGATGATGTCGCCGCATTCGGTGCACTCGAGCCGCCAGATGTAGACGGCGGGGGACTCGCTATCGGCTGCGGTGAACTCGCACTCGGCGTTGGCGTCGGCACTCCCAGGATGTTTATGGACGGCGTGATAGCAACCGTCGGTGTAGTGGGTGAGGGTGAACTCACTATGGGCGGTGTGGGCACCGCGGGGGTCGACGACGAGGGTGGACTTGTGGGCGTAGGTGGTATTGGCGTACTCGTTGGCGGGGTGCTGGTGGGCACGCTCGTTGGGGTGAATGATGGTGGTACCTCCGTAGCCGTTGGTGGCACAGGCGTATACGTCGGCGTGTTCGTCGGGTAATGCTTCGGCGTAGGTGTCGGCGTGGGATGCAGGACGCAATAGCCGGCCTGCTCATTCTCTTGTGTGTCGGGATAGCCAGGCTGGCAGTCCCAGGCGAAAGTAACGGACGGTGCGAGCGTCCAGGCGAGTAGCAGGATCACACTCCCCAGTGCGACTGCGGCAGGTTTCACGTTCGTTAGCATACATGCAGCGATCTAGAAACATACCGTTGTGGGACTCGGACGATACCTACGGGATACGTATCATGCGCGACACGTGGTCAAGGTGCCTGGCCTACGTCAGCACCGGCTTGAGGCCGCACTGACACAGCAAGAGTTGGCGGACATGGCCGGCGTCAAACGACTCACGATCACGCGGCTAGAGAACGGAGGCGACGCCCGCCCTCCAACGGTGCGTCGCCTCGCGCGGGCACTACGTTGTGCGCCGCGTGATCTGATCAGAGCCGAGTCTAGTTGAGATTTGTATGTTTCTAGATATTCCTCATGCGCCGGTCATGTCTTTAACCTTGCATTCATACCGGCTAGTGCTACCTTGCACACGGCACGGGCCTGCTTAGGCGGGTCCGATGTCAGGGACGGTGCCGTACGGGTTGTCATCGAGCGATTCCGGCGACACCGCCACCCCTGACTGTTTTCAGGATAGGACGCGCGTTCGATCCTGTGTGCCAGCGACTTGCCAGCGACGGTAGTTCCTGGGTCGCTGCAAGATCGAGGTCGGCACCTCGGGTGTACACCCCGATCATGGCGTGGTTGTTCTTGGCCCATCCCATGCGCGCGGAGAGCACGTCGATCTGGCTCGGGTCTGCCTGATATCGCTCTGTGAAATTGGCACGACGAAAGGCATGTGGTGGCCGGTTCTCAACGCCAGCTTTATCGCAGATGCGTTTCAGCACATAGCGCAACTGATCTGGTGTGAGTGGCGTGCCGCGGATCGACGTCCAGAGGTATGCGTGGTGCTCGGCTCGAGCGAGGGTCGAGCGCATGTCGATCCATTCGGCAAGCCGTCGCAACGTCTGTCCGCCGCGCGGGTCTTCAGTATCACGGATGCTGAGCGTGCGCTGCTTGCCACCCTTGCCGCGCCGGACCATGATGCGTCCACCATCGAGATCGACGTCGGCGACGGACATGCTGCAACACTCGTCAGCTCGGATGCCCGCGTCAGAAAGAACGTAGAGTAACGCCAGGTCGCGTGAGATCGAGATCCGTGGCGCTTGTGTCGTCTCGTCCATCAGTCGGCGCAAGACAGCATGCTCGAGCGCGCGGAACTCTTCTGGCCGGATGCGCGGCTGGATACGCTCGGGCACCTCTGGCGGTCTGAGGTGCGTCAGGTCAGGCACGGACACACCCTGAGCCAGTAGCCAGCGAGCCAGTGCGCGCGCCGAGAACGCCACGCCGTTAGCTTTGGCCTGCCCGCCCTTGTAGTTCCGTGCGCCTTCTTTGGTGAGGCACGTGCGGAACGCCTTGCGGAGCAGATCAGGCGTGAGTTCGGCGACGTAGTAAGCGCGCTGCGTTGCAGCGAATGCCGCGAGCCATTCGAGATGACCGCGGTATGTCCTGACCGTCGCTGCGGACGGCACGCGCGGCCCCTCAAACGGCCACGCTTCCAGAAACGAGGAGATAGCGTCATCGAGCCGCAACCTCCTGCCCTTTCCGGGTCTAGATACCTTCCTTGCGGCGTCACCGGCTCCTAATTCGGCACTGCCGCTATCGGCCTCAGACAATCCGGACCCACCAGTCCTGAGGTGTATACCAGCGTAGCCAACTGGTTACAACTTTGTCACCCACCGTACCAATCTGCGCGGTTGTGGATTTGTAAAAGTCCACGGACTTCCAAATTAGCGGGTGGCACCTGCTAGGGTACGTTGGCGCGAGAGTCCGGCGAAGGCGCTAACCACGTGCGAACCCAATGTTAGTGGGTTGTCATCGGCTGAATTAGCCTGCTTGCGCCGTTTGTCCTGCATCTCACGCTTAGCCTGTTCCCGTGACTTAGCAGTGGGGTAGATCGGCGAATTAGCAGTGGTTCGGCGACGCAGAGACGCTAGGAACGTCACGGCCATCGGTCGCTTGTCTGGTTCGGCGTCGCGGTACGCGGCAAGCAAGCTGGTTTCTTCCGGGGTGAGTTCTCCTCCTCGTCCCATAGCTGAGGCCATTTCGGCCGGCGTCATATTGAACGCCTTGGCGATCTTGTCCAGGGTGCTATCGGCTACGTACTGTCGCTGACCACGCAAAATTTGATAGAGGCCGGACGCATTTAACCCGGTGCGGTTCGCAAACTGCGGCACCGACTCGTCACGCAGATCGAGTTGTCGTCTCAGAAACGCCCGAAGGGCATCGGTCACGTCTTGGCTAAATCTCCCGTGGGCTCAAAGTACCACACTATCGTACATCTGTACAGGTATGCACAAATTGCTAACTTTGGGCCTTGTACTGCTATACACAATAGGTGTAGAGTAGCGCTGTGGGATTGAAGACGACCGCCTTCGACCGAGCCGAAGCCTTGGGGTGGTCGATTGCTGAACTTGCCAAGCGATCCGATCTGTCACTGGAGACGCTTTACAAGCTACGGACTGGCGAACGTCAGCCTGGGCAGAAAGCGATCGAAGGGTTGATGCGGGCGTTCCCCGCGCTGGGCTATCGCGACCTCTTTGTGCCGTTTGAACGTACGGCTGTACACAAGAGTAGTACAGAACTACAGGATCGGGCCGCAGCCTCAGCGGCATAAGAAACGCCCGGCGGGCTGTCACCCACCGGGCATTCAGGAAAAGGACCAGATAGGTGACCCTCTCCAACGTTCAGAGTATGCAGCATTCGCCGGCCGAGTTGACGCCGGGCCAAGCGCTGAGCCTGCTCTCGCACTGTGAGCGACGTCTGATGCGTCGCACGCGAAGTTACTACGCGGCTCGAGCACGACTCGCCGCGGCACGTGAAGAGTTCGCGCAGGTTGAGCGGCTCGCTGGTGAAGCGCGCGTGTATCGGCCTGTGGCGGCATGAGCGGCCACACGCGCATCCCACCCATCGTGACAGTGGGCGATCTCCCGTTGGGATGGTCGTATATTCGCGGCCACGGCGTCATCTGGCACATCACCAACGACGACTCATCTGTTCGTCACGTAGCGACATTGTGCAGTAAGAAGATAACTGTCAGCGGTTGGACACGTGGGCATTGGGCAGTAGGGAAAAACTGTCGCAAGTGCTGCGACTTATATCGAGAGTCCCGCTCGATTGAATTGTTGGGGGGTCCGGCTGCATGACCGACCTTATCGCACTCACCGAGGTGTACGGCGAGTTCGAAGAGAAAGAGCGGCTGGTCTACATCAACCCCGCGCACATCGTCAGTTTTCACGATGACCAACTCTGGCGACCCCAAGGTACGGAGAAACCGTCAATCAGCGTAATCCGCCTTGTAACAGGCGGAACAGTGAAGGTTCGGGAATCCGCCGCATGCATCGCGGCCGAGATCAATCAGCAGGCATGGGGAGTCGCGGCATGAACGACCAACTGTTACTGGACATTCTGGCGGAACTCCGCCAGATCCGGGCCGCACTCGGCAACACCTCTCGGTCAAGCGTCGAATTATCCGAAAACGCCAAGGGTGCCGTTCAGATCACGGTGAAGGCGTACAGCGAATCCCCCATTGACACCGCGTGTATTGAAGCGTCGTCCGGATTCGCCACGATGAAGCGCGAAGTGGACCGCGGCCAGATGACGCAGTGGGCCGAGACGGTTGCGGATCTCCAGGCCAAGCGAGCAGCGGAACACAAACGGATCTACGGTTCCGAAGCCGACGGCTCAGTCAAATACGACCTGCCAGCATGAGTGACGAACGGATCTACGTTCTGTACCGGCCGTGCGGTTGCGTCTGCATGGTGCTCCGGCGCCACAGTGGCAACCAGACGCGATTCCTTCAGCAGATGGCACTGAAAGGTGAGCGCGTTGTCGCGCTCACCGAGGGCGAGATAGTAGGACTCAACTTCCGATGTGCTGAGCATCCGAAGGTCATTGCCGCGTGAAGCAACCGCTAATTCTGTCGCTATTTCCTGGCATCGGCCTTCTGGATATGGCTTTCGAGCAAGAAGGGTTCTGCGTTGTGCGCGGACCAGACGTGTTATGGGGCGGCGACGTTCGCTCGTTTCGTCCACCGTCCAATGTGTTCGACGGCGTGATCGGTGGTCCACCGTGCCAGGAGTTCAGTCCGCTCTCGATCATGGTTCGGCACAACGGGCATGAGTCTCACTTCGGCAATCTCATCCCAGAGTTTGAGCGATGCGTCTACGATGCGGCGCCGCAGTGGTTCCTGATGGAAAATGTTCCGCCAGCCCCACTGCCTGAGGTTGACGGTTACACAGTGAGCGCCAGCCTCTTGAACAACCGCTGGATCGGCGCAGAGCAGAATCGACTGCGTCGCCTGTCGTTTGGGACCGCAGACGGCCAGGAACTGGACTTTAGTCCAGACCTCGTATTGTTTGAAGCTCCGTACGCCACCGCCGTCACCAGTAGTGACGGCGGTGGCGTAATGCGCGGGAAGTTCGCGGTAACAGCACGACATGCGTCCCGCATGTCGTGGGTGCCCGGCAGTGTCACTGCCGGGCACGGCGGGGCTCCGAAGAAGGGCATCTATGTGTATTCACTAGAGGATGCTTGCGAGTTGCAGGGGTTACCTCGTGATTTCACAGAGGAAATGCCATTTCGCAAGGAGGCGAAATTGAAGGCTGTCGCGAACGGAGTACCCATTCCAATGGGTCGCGCGATCGCTCGCGCCGTCAGACGTGCGATGGGATATGAGGAAATGGCGGCGTGACGCTCCGTGTGCTCGGTGCCGCGATGGTGCTAACCACTATGACGACCAGTCTTGCCCGTGCCGATGAGATCCCGGAGAACGTGATAACGGCTGCGGACGAGGCTGGCGTCTCACCTATTGATCTCGCGGGCGCAGTTAACAGCACCGGCCTTGAGCCGCGCGTCTATGAATGCTTGGTGGACGGACGCCTTTGTCCGCCCACCAACACTCCGCGCAACGCTGTCGCTGATTGTGTGATTGAGCACGAGTCACATGGCAATCCGAATGCCGTCAATCGCAAGACTGGTGCCGCAGGACTCGGTCAGTTCTTGGCGTCAACTTGGCGCACAACGCCGCAGGGCCGATCTGGTAAATCAGTGTTCGATCCGGTTGCCAACCGTAGTGCAGTGGAGTGGATGCTCAGCGTCGGCCGCGGACGAGAGTTCGTAGGACTGCGAGGGTGCTGATGTCGTTTCGCGGCTTCGTCTGGATTGCAGCGCTCATCATCTCGCTTATGTTCTGGGGCGGGATCGCGCTGTCGGTGTATTCGCTCTGGCGCATGTTGCGTCAGGCGTGGGGAATCTGATGACAACGAATGGAACAGCGCTCGCACCGCGCGAGCAGGCCAACATCATCGAATCGGTTATTGCGGCCGGTGACCTGTCCAAACTGACGCCGGCACAAAGAACGACGTACTACCTCGAACGCTGCCGATCAATCGGCCTGAACGAGATGACGCAGCCGTTCGAGTACCTGCACCTCAACGGAAAACTGATCCTGTACGCCAACAAGGGATGCACCGATCAGCTCCGCGACATCAAGGATGTGAGCATCACCCGCGTTGACAAGGAGATCGTGGGCGATATCTACATCGCCACGGCATACGCGCAGCGTGGTGACCGCCAGGACTCGGAGATCGGTGCCGTCAACGTCACCGGCCTCCGGGGAGTCGACCTGGCGAACGCGATGATGAAAGCCGTCACCAAGGCAAAGCGCCGCGTCACATTGAGCATCTGCGGTCTTGGCATGCTGGACGAATCGGAAGTTGAGACGATCCCCAACGCGCAGACCGTGGTCGTGGACGGCACAACAGGCGAAGTGCTCGAGACGCGACCCGCCAGGCCGGAGATGGTGGACGATCAGGATTCACGGTTCGCCGAGTGGCTCCAACTGGCAAGCGAGGCAGCAAATCTGAAGATCATCAAGGTTCCATCGCTGATGCCACCGGTCGAGCTGACGACGCTTCGTCTGGAGTACGGGAAACTCCGCAAGGCGATCAAGCAGGCCAAAGAGGCCGCTGCATCTCCCTCCCAGGATGCGGCGGAACTGAGTCGCGTGTCCGAGATTGTCCCCACCGTCTCGGACGCGCGCGACTCGGAACCCGTGTTCACCGATGCGCTGGTGACAGATAAGAATCACCCGCTCTGGAAACGGTGGCTCTCTGCGGAGGCTGCCGCTCGCAAGGCAGAACTCGGCATCGACACATCCGGAGTGAAGCTCGGGAAGGTGACGGAGATTGCGCTCGATGCGAGCTGCGCCGATCTTGAGTCAATGGTGTACGAGGCGAAGTCAGACAGCGAGGTGGCGTTCTGATGCCTTCACCTCATCCCACCGGCATTGATCTGGCCGTGCAGTTGACGTGCATCCTGCCGGCTAGTCGCGGATGGAGCAAGAATGCCGATCCCGTCACCTCATCGTCCGTGGCACGCGCTATGGGACTCCACCCGAGTTCCGTACATGCATGGCGCACTGGCCGGCGGCGGGTGCCCGAGCAGTACGTGCCTCCGCTTGCCGCCGCATTGGGCATGACGGTTGACGAACTCGTTGCGCTCGTGCCGAGCCAAGAACCAGAACAGGAGTTTGTCCAAGCAACTCCTGTCGCCATGACTGCGCCGCGGTACGAACTCTACTGCATGATGTGCGGTCGCGGGACTGGCTCCAGTGGCGCATTGCGGTCCACCTCGACGCTGCCGCCAATCTGGGCCACGCCGAAGTGCGGCGCATGCGGTGGCGTCATGATGGCACGCGAGGTCGAACCGAACGAATCACGGGTTGACTTCGACAAACTCATGCGAGCCGCGGCGTGACGGCGGCTCACTATTGCCCGATCCACGAGGAAGACGTGGGTGCATGCGATGCGGAGTGCGCCGACGCGCGCGCAGAACTACGGAAACTCGCGCGTGCGTACAGCATGTTGTGGCTGGATCGGAAACGCGGTCATGCCGCGCACCGTGAATACAAGTCGCTCGGTGCCATCTGGGCTGTGCGATTCGGTAAACGCCTGGGAGTTGTCAGGCGTGTCACATCGCCTTCGTATCTGTGTGTGAACTGTGGCGAGCAACCTCAGGGTCGCTGGAAACGGCTGTGTTCTCAGTGCCGCTACCAACACGAACTCGGCTTGTGGGCTGAGCGGACAGCAGCGTGACAGATCGCGAGGTGTGCAAGCACGGTCACGTCGGCTGGATGCACAAGCGCTATCAGTGGTACAGGGAAAAGCAGAAATCCTATTGGACCTGGCGATGTGCAGAATGCGCGCGAATATGGGCCGCGGCTTATGACCGTCGGAACCGCAAGCAGGCTGGCCGCGCATGATCCGACTTCTTCAGGGCGACTGCCGCGAGACATTGCGCGATGTCGATGCGGGTTCGATCCAGTGCTGCGTAACGAGCCCCCCTTATTACGGGCTTCGGGACTATGGGACCGAGCCGCTGGTGTGGGGCGGCGACGCCGAAGGGCACGCGCATGAATGGCAACTGACCAAAGGTCTCGGAAAGTCCGCCGGACTTTCCGAGAAGCAATTGACCAACCCCGGCGCGTACCACGCGCCGGGGTTACATGGAAGTTGTGTCTGTGGTGCATGGCGTGGCTCGCTTGGTCTGGAGCCGACACCCGAATTGTTCATCGAGCACCTCGCCGAGTGCTTTCGGGAGGTGCGACGGGTGCTCCGGGATGACGGGACGCTCTGGGTCAACCTTGGGGATTCTTACGCGGGCAGCGGAAAGGGACCGAGCAACGGGGCATCAAAACAGACGACGAACAAAGGCTCGCTGATTACCAACCATCGGAATCCGAGCCAGTTCGCAAACGGTCAGGCACCGACAACGTGGTTGTCAGTACCTGCTGGAGCTAAGCCGAAGGATCTTCTCATGATGCCGTTCCGTCTAGCGCTGGCGCTCCAGGCGGACGGCTGGTACTTGCGGTCCGTCATCCCCTGGCTCAAACGCAACAGCATGCCAGAGAGCGTTACCGACCGGCCGAGCACGAGTATCGAATACGTGTTCCTGCTGGCGAAGTCGGCTCGGTACTACTGGAACGCCGATGCGGTGCGACAGGAACAGGTGCGGTTGTGGACCGCTGAAACTAACGGCAACGGGCCGAACTTTAGGGGTAACCTCGACCCCCGCAACGATCCCGTAACACAAGATGGGCTCCGTGGTACACCGCTAGGTCCCAACCCTGCTGGCCGCAATCGGCGCAACTCCGATTGGTTCTTCGAGTCGTGGCAAGGCCTCATGCTGGACGAGGACGACGATCCGCTCGCGCTGGTAGTCAACCCGCAGCCGTTCAAAGGCTCACATTTCGCCACGTTCCCAGCGAAGTTGGTTGAGCCGATGGTCAAGGCCAGCACGCGGGAAGGCGACACGGTCCTCGATTGCTTCTCCGGTGCCGGCACGGTAGGTCTGGTCGCGGACCGTCTCGGACGAAATGCTGTGCTCTGCGAATTGAAGTCTGACTACCGCGACATGGCGCACGGTCGGATCAAGAACGACGCGCCGCTATTTGCCGAAGTCGAGGGGGGGGGCGAGCGCAGTGCCCGAGCCTCTCATGGATAAGCAGGGCGCGCTCAACAAGCGGACGTACACCGGCTTCAACGAGCGATGGAATGCGCGAGAGGCCGGCGCATGATCCAAACCGTCACCATATTTGACTGGCTCCCAACGATGTCAGCGAACGGCAGTCATGGGCACTGGGCGCAGGCTAAGAAGAAGCATGACATCGACCGCGACACGGCATGGGCGAGCGCGAAGTACGCCGGCTGGAAACGATTCGATGGCAAGGTGCGCGTAACGGTGACGTTGTACTTCGCACAGCGGCGCCGGCGGGACGCTGACAATTTGCACTATCGCGTCAAAGGTTGCGTCGATGGCATCAAGGACTTCTGCGTAGACGACTCGACAGACTGGATGGAACTCGTCGTCACTGCTCAGTCGCCACTGCCGAATGTTCCTGCTCGCAAGGCAACCGAGATCTCTATGGAACTGCTGGCATGACCACCAACGTCTTCGCGCGCATGGTGCGGCGCTTGGATGCTGCGGCCGACGAGTTGGATCGGATGGCAAAGGAGGCGCCGGCACTGCATGGTGATGGACGACTTGAACGATTGTGGGCGGCGCACCTCCGCGAAGACGCGACGTATATGAAAACACTCTCGCTGAGGCAAGCATGATGCAGCCCCACGAGGTAAGATACGTGCATCTGAATAGGTGGGAGCGGCGCCGCGCTAACGGCCCGCTCCCTGGCACCGAGGAGGTTTGGTCCTGCGATGCAGTTTGATTCTACTGACGCTGCGGGTGACGGCGCAGCACGACGACTCGATAGGTTCGAGTTGTTCCCTACATTGAGTCGCAAGACATCGGCTGAGGTTGGTCGGCGTGCGCGAGCTGATATGCGCGTCGCTCAGGCTGGTGCCGCCGATAGAGACTCGCTCGACATCCTGCGGGTCTGTGGCTGGGTGCTCATCCAGCGTGAGTTCACGCCGTGACGACGCAGAGTCGCGGCGATGATCTCGACCTCGAGCCGACGGTTGCCGACTACGAGCGGTGGGACGTGCGCGATGAGAAGCTGCCGCCGGTGGATGGCCTGGCGGAAGCAGTCGTTTTGCATCACTGCGTCTACGATCCGACTCTGATCGATAAGGTCGATCTCGGACCGATGCTCACCTTCCCTGAGCACCGCGAGATCTGGCGCGTTCTGCGGATCACGCGCGCGCGCTACCGCGGTGATCCGGCAGGCTTCCTCGCCGAGTGGTGGCTTGACCTGAGCCGCGCGCATCCTGACAAGTGGTATCTGTACGACGATCTGCTGACGTCGGTTGCAGAACGCGAGACGTTCCGTGCCTTCCAGCAGTACCGCGCCGGCTACGGTGACCAGCCGTTCACCACGTTTCTTCACGACGTGGACTGGTGGCTGGCGCACCTCATGAACATCGCCGAAGCACGAGTCGCGTTGTCCGTACTCCAGGCTGAGTCCGAGCGGTTATGGCGAGTGCCAGAACGGCCGCGGTCAGTCAGAGATTCACTGAACACGGTCCGTCAACGGCTCGCGCCGCTCATTGATGACGTCATCCGCGTCAACGTTTGAGAATTCATGAGCGAGCCCGAGATCCGCCGCGACGGAGACACATGGTTTCTGAACTGGGACGCAGAAGGCGTTGGAATGGGGCTCGATCGCTTGGCGGAGCGACGAGACGAACTCCGAGCCGAGATCACTGTTGAGAGCATGGTGGCCGGCCGCGTCGTCGGACCTGTCAGCGTCAACTTATTGTCGAGCCAGACGCAAGCCAGTTTCGCCAAGAACTGCGCGACACGTGTCAACGGCCTCTCACCGGATCGCTGGCATGCCATTGTCGTACAAGCGTGCGCCATCGTTGCCAAGCAGTTCAGAGCACCCACGCCGACGTATGACTTGTCGGAAGAACCTGACTATGGGCCCATCTCGTACGTGGTGCCAGGGCTCGTTCCGTCAGAAGAGACGACGGTGATCTACGGAGATGGCGAGGGAGCCAAAAGTCTGCTCGCCTTGCACATCGCATTCTGCGTCACGACGGGCCGCGAACTGGCATGGGGTGACCGGCCGACGCAGGGCAGCGTGCTCTATCTCGACTGGGAGACGAACCGGCGCACGGTCGGCACGCGGTTACGCCGTATCGCATTGGGCGAACTAGCGGATGTGCCTCGGGTCCACTATCGGCAGTGCTTTCGATCGATAGCGGACGAGCTGCCGAGCATTCGAGAAGAGTGCAGCAAGAAGAACATCAGCATGGTCATTGTCGACAGCATCGGGTTTGCGGCTAGCGGCGCGCTCGTTGAGGACGAGACGGCTAGAACGGCGATGAATGCGCTGCGGCAACTCAGCCCGGTCACTCGGTTGGTTGTGGCCCACGTCAGTAAGGAGGCTGCGGCAAATAGCACTGGCGCAGTCAAGCCGTTTGGATCCGCGTTCTTTTGGAACGGTATGCGTTCAGGTATTGAGGTGCGCCGGTCTGAGGACCAACCGAATCAAGACATCATCGACCTCGCGTTGTTCCACCGCAAGGCGAATGATGGCGAGCACCACAAGCCGATCGCGGTACAGATCAGCTTCGATGGCCGCGACAAGGGCATCGGGTTCTTCAAGGGTGAACTGAACGAAACGCCGGACTTGGCGGCTCGGACGAGTCTCTCGTCTCGACTGCGGACGATTCTACGCGGTGCCGATAGCACGCTCTCGGACATGGCTTTTGATACGGATACCAAGGAGGACACGGTCTACCGAACGCTGAAACGCATGCCAGACGTGGTCATGTTGGATGGCGGGCGTGGCCGCGGGCGTTCATCAACGTGGTCGCTGAGCGACGGAAATAAATCGGACGCGGCTCTTCCGTGACCACTGCTCAGGGAGGCGTTTTGAACTCAGAAATAAAATCGGATATTCGGATCCCCCTTAACAACCCCCTTGTGTCCGATTTTCCTTCGGATCGGACAAGGACAAAATCGGATCGTAGAAAATCGGATGTCCGAATAAATGTCCGATTTTCTACGTGTCTGGCCTGCGGCCAGCCGAAGAGCGAGCACACGACAACGGAACTAGCCGGGGGATGCAAGAACCAGCCGACGATGCACGTCGAGGATCGTCACGACGAGATGGCCTACCTCTGGAGGACGAAGAATGCCAGCACCCTCTAGTGTCATTCGTGTCAGGGACTACGTGCCGAACCCTGGCAACGTCGATGATGGGCCAGCGATCCGCGCAGCTCTCGCCGACTACGCCGCCGGCTGGGCGTCTGGCACGGTCGGCGTGCTCGACTTCGGCTCAGGACACTATCGCGTCAGCCCCAACGCAGGCGAGCCAGCGCTACGTCTCGCAGGACAGGTGACCGGCGCCGGTATCGGTGGCCGCATCCTTGGTGATGGCGAGAACGCCTGCTCCATCTCAGCAGACCCCGGGGTAGGTATCACCTTCAAGTTCGACGACTTCTGGAACGGGCAACTCGCCGGCATCAGCCTCACCGGCGCATCGAACGGTCAGGTCAACGGTGGCTCATCGACTGACTACGGTTTCGTGTTCGGCGCGAACCACCAAGACCTTGGCGCGGCGATGCTCACCCTGGAGAACTTTGGCGCTAGCGGCTTCGCTCGAGGATTCGTCTTCGGTCAGGACGTGTCACCGCTCGACGCCGCGGCCGAGATCATCTGTTCAAACCTGAGCGCAGGCTTCTGTGGCATCGGCTTCAACTTCAACTCGTACAACACGATGGACATCAAGTTCGACAAGCCCTCGGTGCTGCATTCAGCCTGCGGCTTCAAAGGCACGTACGGCGGGCAGACGCAGATCAGCGTCAGGAACGGCTCATCTACGAACAACGCCGTTGAGTTCGACTGGTCAGGTCAGTCAGGCACCTTTCGCATCGAGGACTTCCGGGCCGAGGGCGGGCCGAACTGTACCGATGTCCCTGTCAAGTTTGGCGGCGGCAATGGCGGTCACCTGATCATCAGCGGCTCACAGTTCCGATCTGGCACCGAGTATCCATACGCGAGCGTCCTGATCGACAACGGCAACAACTGGACAACGCTCGAGCACAACACGCTGGTAGGCCCCGTACGGATCATCCAGGGTTCGCAGGCCGTCTGGCTCACCGCGAACAGCGTCTACGTCCAGGGCACGGACCGATTCATCGACACCGATCCGAACACGCCTATCGGCTCGCACTACCTGAGCATCGAAGGCAACTACCAGCCCAGCCAGATCAACACCGGATGGTTCTCATCATGGCATCCAATGTTCCGTGGCTTCATCAGTGCGCCGGACATCCGGGCAGGCAACCTGACCACCCCGCCATCCATGAGCATCAACCGGCTCACCTCAGCGATTGATGACTTAGACGCCAAGGTTTCGGCACTTGACTCTGCCGTTCAGACCATCACGAGCCGACCGTAGCCCTGTGAGCGAGCACCGCTGCAATCCCTGGGATGGCTGTTATCACGCTTCGACCGTTCGCTGGTTTCATGAGACGATCCCCGACTACCGCGGGGTCGGCACGGTCTACGGCCACTTTCAGGTCTTGCGGCATATGGTCGTCGGGAAGTCAGCAGATGACCTCGAAAGCTTGGCCTACTGCCACAGCAGGGTTGTCCACGAAGGCGCCCGCTCAGCGTCAGGACGCTGGTGCATCTGCCTAGACGAGGAGCCACCCTCAGCCGGCGAAGCGCGCGGCACACTCGGCAGCGATGGATTCTCGGGCATGCTCGGCGTCCAGAGCGACCTAGAGCGAGCTGCGGACACACTACCTATCGCATGGAAGACCACCGAGCGCGTCTTCAAGGCACAGGGCCGCTCAGCAACGTACGGCGCGCGGTTCACATACTACAACCGCAACTTGCGCGTGCGGCCTATCGACCGCTGGCTCGAGCCGCGAGACGATCTTGGCCGGCCACGCTCGACACAACTGACCTACTACCTGATGGCGCTCTCGCTCGATGGCGCGAGGACGACGTGCCGATGGCCGCGGGGCGTCTACGTGAGCGAGCAAGCCGCGTGAACTTGACACAACATCACCCAAGGCTCACAATTCGGGCGTCTGAGTCCGCGCGCCATGCGCCGGGCTCGTTTTTATTACTCGGAGGCGCTTATGGCTGGTTTGCCGCCGCCCCCGTCAACCGGTCTATTGTTCTTCGGCTCAGCACAGTGGAACTGGATCACCTCAGCGATCCAAACGCTCTATTTGCTCGACTCAGCCCAGGTGTCCATCATGGGCACGTTCGCCTCAAATTTGGAGACACTCATGGCTTCCCTCGATGACCTGAAAGCGGCCGCAGACACGATGGCGGCCAACGAGCAAGCACTCGCAGCCGAGGTCGGTGCCGTCCATACCTCCGTTGCCAACCTGATCGCCGAAGTCGAAGACCTCAAGGCACACAGCGGCCTTTCTGCCGACGATCAGGCGAAACTCGACGCTGCAGTAGCCGAAGTGCAGTCTGCCTCTGCCGATCTTGCTGTCCAGACGCAGAACCTCACCGCAGATCAGTCGGCGGCTGACGCCGAGGCGAACCCGCCAGCCTGATGCAGGATAGTGCGGCCACGATCCTACCTTTCGACCTGCATCCTGGCGATGTCATGGAAGATGCTGCCGGCGTCAGGTGGACGGTTCGAGAGAAAACCTCACATGCGACCGTCATCGTGGATCGCGACCCGCCATTGGTAAGCCTCCGTATGACTCTGCCGGTTCGGTTGATCCAGCCCTGACAATGAGCGTGGCACTGGGCAGTTTCCGATGTACAGACGAAGAGCGATACCGGCTCACGCTGGCAATTGAGCACAACTGTACGTGCGATCCAACAAAGCCAGCCTACGACTGCCCAGCGCACCTCATCTTGCATGACGAAGCCTTGATCAAACGCATGATATTCGTGAGCCGCGACGCCGAGCTCTATACCCGCCGGGAGTTCAAGTAACCGTGGCCCGTAAGCCGAAGCCGGACGCCTGGCGCAATGCGATTACGCGCTACGCCGATGAGGCGCCCGAATCGCTGCTTGCGAATCCTCAGAACTGGCGTTTGCATCCCAAGGAGCAGACCGCAGCACTCACCGGCTCACTGACCGAACTCGGCTGGATCGCGCCGGTCATCGTCAACGAGACCACTCAGCACGTCGTTGACGGACACGCGCGTATCGGTGAAGCAATCGCTCGTGGCGAGCCGACGGTCCCGGTAGCCTACGTCAGTCTGACCGAGGACCAGGAACGGCTCGCGCTCGCCACGTTCGATCCAATCGCCGCTATGGCTGGCACTGACCAGAAGATGCTCGACGATCTACTCGCCGGTCTAGTCACAGACGAGGACGGGCTGAGCGATCTGCTCGAGTCGCTTGCATCCGAACAGCCGAAGCAACTGAACCCGGACGATGCTGACCTGACGCCACCGACGGAGCCGATCACCAAGCCCGGCGACCTCTGGCTCATGGGCGAGCACCGGCTACTGTGTGGCGACTCAACCAATGCAGATGATGTGGCACGGCTGATGAATGGCGAGCAGTGCGATATGGTGTTTACCGACCCACCATATGGTGTTGACTACGATGGTGGAGCAAAGAAGCGCGAGCGGCTTGATGGCGATCATGTGGGGACTAGCATCTACGCTGACGCGCTTCCGAACTTACAGATAGCTGCGAGTAACGAGGCCGCGCTATATCTCTGGTACGCCGACGCACACGTCGCTGCGGCTGCGGCTGCGGGATATGTGATCACAGCGCAGATCATCTGGGTAAAGAACAATGCCCAATTCGTGTCCGCTGCTAAGTACCACGGTAAGCACGAACCTTGTTTCTATGCTCACCGCAAGGGGCATTCGGCCGCGTGGTACGGCTCGAATAACGAGGTGACGGTCTGGGAAGTTGACCGAGCGTCGCGCAATGATTATCACCCGACTCAGAAGCCAGTCGAGTTGTCTGAGCGAGCAATTCTCAACAGTAGTCCACGCCACGGCTCAGTCTTAGACCTGTTTGGCGGCTCAGGATCGACCATGATTGCCGCCGAGCAAACTGCACGGGTGGCTTATCTGATGGAGATTCAGCCTGCCTACTGCGACGTGATCGTGCGCCGCTGGGAAAAGGTGACGGGCAAGGTGGCTGTCCGTGGCTAGCACGTTTGACCGGATTAGACATCCTCAGAAAAGGGCATTCCTCGCCGCCTACCGGCAGTCGGGCAACATCCGAGCATCGACTGAGGCTGCGAAGATCACACGGCAGACGTACTACAACTGGTGCGAGAAGGACCTCGTGTTCGCTGCGGCGGCACAGACCGCGAAGGAAGAGTACGGCGATCTGCTCGAGGCCAAGCTCGCGCAGATGGCGCTACGCCAGGACAACGTCACGGCGCTGATCGTCGGCCTCAAAATGATCGGCCGGTTTGTCGATAAGACACGAACCGAAGTCTCAGGGCCAAATGGAAACGCTATCGAGATCAACACCGCGCAGGGAACTCTCGCCGATCGAGTTGCTGGCATTGCTGCCCGATTCGGCACAGAAGGAGTTCTACGCGAGCCTGTCGAAGGCTGAGCAATCTCTCTGGCCTTATGACTGGCCGTTCCATGCACGTCCGTCGCAACGCGAGCCGCAAGGCGACTGGCGTACGTGGCTCATCCTGGCAGGGCGCGGGTTCGGGAAAACGCGCACTGGCGCGGAGTGGGTACGCCAAAGTGTTGCGCGCTACCCAATCGTCAACGTTATCGCGCCAACAGCCGACGATGCCCGCGACATTATGGTTGAAGGTGAGTCTGGAATCCTGGCGATCTGCCCTCCAGATGAGCGGCCAGTCTACCGAGCTGCCTACCGTCGCCTCGAGTGGCCGAACGGCGCCCGAACGCTGATCTTCACCGCTGACGAGCCAGAACGGCTCCGCGGCAAACAGCACATGCGCCTCTGGGCCGACGAACTCGCGGCGTGGCGCTACCCCGAAGCGTGGGATCAGGCGATGTTTGGGCTCAGGCTCGGTGACGATCCTCGAGCCGTGGTGACCACGACGCCGAAGCCGACAGAGATCGTCAGGCGTCTCGTCAGCGATCCCACGACGTTTATCACACGCGGCTCGACATACGACAACCGAGGCAACCTGGCGCCAGCGTTCTTCGATGCCATCATCAAGCGCTACGAGGGTACTCGCATCGGCCGGCAAGAACTCATGGCAGAGATCCTCGACGACGTTGAGGGCGCGCTCTGGACACGCCAGATGATCGATAACAACCGAGTGACGAGTCATCCTGACCTGGTCCGTGTCGGTGTTGGCGTCGACCCGTCAGGTGGCGACAAAGATGGCAACGCCGAGCAAGGCATCATCGTCGTTGGCTGGGGCGTTGATCAGCACGGCTACGTACTCGCCGACTACAGTTGCAAGCTCTCGCCGGATGGTTGGGGCCGGCGCGTCGTCCAGGCTTATCAGGAGCATGCTGCTGACCATGTGTACGTCGAGCGGAACTTCGGAGGTGATATGGCGATTGCGACGATTGAGACTGCGTCGAACGCGCTCAACACTTTCGTGCCGATCACGGCGGTTACCGCGAGTCGCGGCAAGGCGGTGCGAGCTGAGCCGGTGGCTGCGCTCTACGAACAGGGACGTATGCATCATGTGGGCTCGTTCCCTGAACTCGAAGATCAGTTGTGTGTCTGGGTGCCAGGATTGAGTGCGACGAGTCCTGACCGACTGGACGCTCTCGTGTGGGCTGTGAGTGAGGTCATGTTCGATCAGCCGCTCAGCGTGTACACGATCTGATGGATAAGCAGGATCTCCGCATCCTTGGCACCGTGGCGTTGTGTTGTGTGCTCACGCTGCTCGCGGCGACAATCTTGGGATTGGCGGTCAGGTTCTTCCTGTGGGCAGCGTTCGCATGACAGACACACTGCGCGAGCACGGCTATCTGACGAGCCAGGACATCGCTAAGGAACTGGAAGCGCTCAAGCAGCGGGTCGTGGAACTCGAGCGGCAATCGCGCCGCATGAAACTCGCGAAGGCGGATCTGCTGAGGTTGCAGGCCGGCGATGTGCTGACGATTCGTGTGCCACGGCCGCTCGCGTCCGACGAACGTCAGCAACTCGCCACCGGTTTCCGAGAACTCTTCGCCAGCATCGGGCACGCTGACGATATCCAGGCAGCCATCATCTGCGGCCACGACGCCGTAGAACTCGACGTCATCCGACCGGAGGCCAACAATGGGACTGATCTCTAGCCTCATCTCTGGCTTCCGCGCGGAACGTATCGACGAGCAGAAAGCCGCGGCTATCGCGTCCACGGTCACGCCGTACGATGTTGGTGCCGGCTACGGCATCCAGCCGGCGACCGGGCCATACACCTATGCGCGTCAGTCGCGCGAAGGCTATCTCAACGCTGAACTCGTTTTCCAGTGCGTCGACCTGCGCGCCAACTCGGCCGGTGAGCCGCCAGTTGTTGCCTGGCAAAAGACCGAGTCCGGCGAAGAGAAGATCGAAGAGCATCCCGCGCTCGATCTGCTTGAAAATCCGAACGCGTACATGAGCCGCTCGCGGTTCTGGCAGACGATCATGATGCACCTCGATATCAACGGCAACGCGTATATCGAGAAGGTGCGCTCGAACGCTGGCAAGGTCGTGGAACTCTGGCTCATGCGGCCAGACCGCACGTTCGTGATCCCCGACCGACAGCGGTTCATCGGCGGCTACCGGTATGAGATCGGCGGCGAGAAGTTCCTGCTGCCGCCCGAGAACGTCCTCCACTTCAAGACTCGCCATCCGCTCGACGACTTCTACGGCATGTCGCCGCTCGTGCCGTTGGCTGATCGCGTTGACCTTGAAGTGCTCGCGCGCAAGTTCAATAAGGCATTCTTCAACAACGCTGGCGTGCCGGCTGGCATGCTCGCTATTCAGAAGCACCTCAACCCTGATGAGCGGCGCGATCTCCAGCGCGTGTTTCGTGAGCAGTTCGGCGGCGAGACGGGCTGGCATCGGGTGATGGTGATGGAAACCGGGCCGAACGCCGGCGCAACGTATACGCCGATGGGCCTGCCGCCAGGACAGAACGGCGCAGCTCTCACCGACGTGAGTGAGACGGACGAGGTCCGAATCCTGGGTAACTACGGCGTGCCGCTGTCGTTGATCCCGACGCTGGCTGGCGCGAAGGCAAACCGCGGCCAGACAGCGAGCGACGCCGAGTTCCGTGCGTTCTGGAAGATGACGATGACGGCCGTGTTCCGTGATATCGACTCGACGCTGAGCATGGGACTTCGAGACGAGTTCCCCGAGTTCAAGCGCTTTGAGCATGACCTGAGCAAGATTCAGGCGCTACAGGAAGACGAAGATAAGCGCGTCGACCGTGTGATCAAGATTTGGCAGAATCAGGGTTCGACCTATCAGGAATACCGATCTGATCTGGGACTGCCTGAAGAGCCCGACAAGCCTGGCGTCGTGATGTTGCTGACCACGAGCGTGCCGACACCGAGCGATCAACTCATTGATCCGGATGCCATGCTCGAAGCGCAAGAGCCGCCGCAGCCGGCGCCCGGTCCTGACAACCTCACGCCAGAGGATCAGCAACAGCCGGTGCCGGCGAATGGACGCACGAACGGGGTCGCTCACTAGTGGCGATCTACTTCACGCTATCGAGCCTGACGAAGGACGCTGATGAGCCGATGCGCTGTTTGTGCGGCACGTACGCATTCCCGCGTGATCTGGCCGGCTACTTCGACTGCGCGAGTTGTGGGCAACGCTGGTGGGCGCTCGCGCCGGGCATCATGCTTCAGCAACTCGAAAAGGCGCGCGCGGCAGTGTGACTCGGCCGATCCAATTCCTGATGCCTGACCAGCGCACGGTACAACTGCTGCCGTGGTCGGATGCTGACCTGAACCAGATGAGCCAGGTCGGACCGCGAGACATCAAGGACGCCGCGGCTTACTGGCGCGAGCATCTCCCGCGGCGACTCAGGACGATACTCGACGCGCGCTCGACGATTCCTCGGCTGTGAGTTTCGTTTGGTCGGCGGCGAGCCAGCGCTACCGTGACGAGGCCAGCGGCCGGTTCGTCTCGCAGGTAGCCGTCAACCAGGCTGTCGATGCCGTGATCAAGGCGGGCTCGCAGCATATGGTCGCGATGACGCAAGCCCTGCAGACGAACCAGATCACGCTCGCCGAGTGGCAGACGCAGATGGCGACCGAGATCAAGATGCTCCACACCGGCGCCGCAGCACTCGGCCGCGGCGGGTGGGAACAAATGACGCAGTCAGACTGGGGCTGGACAGGTCAGCGCATCCGGGCGCAGTACGGCTGGCTCAGGAACTTCGCCCACGACATCGCGGTCGGGCATCAGCCGATGGACGGCAGACTTCTGGCACGAGCTGCGATGTACGCCGAGGCTACGCGAGCAACCCAGCGCGAGATGCAGCGGTTCAATGCGTCAGTGATCGGACGGACACAAGAGAGGAACGTACTCGGTGCCGCAGAGCATTGCGGAGGCTGCCTGAGCGCCACGGCTCGGGGATGGGTGCCGATTGGATCACTACCAGCGATAGGAAATCGTGAGTGCAGGAGCAGATGTCGGTGTTCAATCGTGACGAGGCGCGAGCCGCAGCAATTGGCCGCCGCGTGACGTTTGCTGAGATCAAGGCTCAGGTGTTGCCGACGCAGTTCGTGGTTACCGACGAATCGCCGCGCTGTTGGTCGTGTGGTCGGAAACTCGCTGAGCGCGCCACACGACCGTGGACGATCCGCTGCCGCTGCAAAGAAGTAAACGGCGTGCAGTACGACAACTAACGAGGCTCGTCCGCCATCAGCCGGTCGAGCGCATAACGGACAATCTCTGATCGGCTGCATCCCTGGCTCGCGCGGTTCCATAGCCAGTCGCGTTGATCCTGACGGATCACGAACGCCGTGGTGACCATCGCGACCTCGCCCTGAGGTTTGCGGCCAGCACCCTTTCGAGCGCCGCCGACACGAGACTCAGGCATTTAGCGGACCGTGCGCTCAACTGCTGCCTGCTGACACTGTGGCGCGCAATCGCAGTTGCCGGTTGCGATTGAATGGTCGATCTTCGCGTCCTTATGACACGGGCAACCACAGTCGGATGGCGCGAGGCAAAGGATGTGTCGGCTCCATTGGCAATCTGCCGAGCGACCTGTTGCGCTGTTGATCATGCTCTTCATGCATTCACTATAAGCCTATCAACATGATACGTCAATAGGTTTTCAGGACGAATATCGGACGAGTTTTAGGTCGCGAGTCGTTCTAGCAGCGCGACCCCTCCGGGCACGATCTCGCCCGTCATCGTGAGTGCCCTGCGCGCCCACTCGCGCGCCTGCTCCATCTCACCGACGGCATAGAACTGACGCGCCATGTGGTACGTCATCATCCGGTCGTCAGGATTCGCCGCCAAGCACGACTGCAAGAGCGCCAGATTGCGTTCGTGCTTCCCGCGCTCACGGTACAGATCGCGGTCGTAGCCGTAGTGGATCAATCCCGGCGCTTTCAGGAAACGGCCGATAGCGATCGGCTTCCCGTTCTTGCGAACCTGCTCGTGGACGCGGTTCTCGTAGCGAATGCTCGGATCGTTCCTGAAGAGCCGGACCGACACAGAGTTGTCCTGAGTCGCGCGGATGCCATCGAAGCGCCGCTGATCGGTCATGAATGCGTAGCCATCGACCTCGGGATGCGGCTGGCGCATCGCCATCGTAACCATCGCAGCTCCGAAGTCGCTGAGCCGCTCGTCGGCGTCGATGACGAAGATCCACTCCCGTTTGGCTTTCCGTAGACCGATGTTGCGGGCCGCGGCGAAATCATCCTGCCAGTCGAAGTGATGAATCCTGGCACCGGCCGCTCGAGCGATTGACTCGGTCCGGTCGGTCGTCTTCGAGTCGATGCCGATGACGATCTCGTCGGCCACACGCTTGACGCTGTCGAGTGAGGCCGATAGTAGCCGTTCCTCGTCCTTGACGATGTAGCACACGCTTAGGCCGCGCATGTTCTTGACATTTTACTAGCCGACATACATAGTTACGCCCAATCGCATAGATCACTAAGTGGCGCTCTCGCTGCATGTCGCCCCAAGCAAGCAGCGTTGAGGGCCATTTTCTTGTCCACAACCGAAGTCAAGATCGTCAGCGCAAGCGGTAATACGCTTCGCATCGCCGGCTATGGCGTCGTTTACGGTGGACGAGACGTTGTCGGCGACTACTTCACCAAGTCAACCGACTTCTGGTTCGACCGGCTCACCGAGACGCCGCCAGTTCTGTTCCAGCACGGACAGGACTCGATGCTCAAGGGCACGGTCGTCGGCCGCGTCATCGCCAAGCACTCAGACGATATCGGCCTGTGGGTTGAGGCACAGATCACCGCATCCAAGAAGTACGCCGATGCGATCCGTGAGCTTGTGGCGAAAGGCATTCTCGGCTGGTCGTCAGGCAGCGTGCCGCACCTCGTCAAGCGTGCCGGCCGGACACAAAAGGGCACGACCGAAATTCTGTCCTGGCCGGTTGTCGAGTTCAGCCTGACGCCAACACCGGCCGAGCCGCGCACCGTCGGTATCAAGGAATTGAAATCGCTCGCCGCCATCGAGCCGTCCTTCCGCTCAGTCATCAAGGCCCCGATGACGACTGAGATGAGCTACGAGGATCTGGAAGAGGATCTCGAGGAAGCCATCGCGGAGTCGATGGGCATTGACGAGGACATGGTCGAGACCGTCGCTACGTTCCCCGATCACGTCATCGTCTGCATCTGCGAGCCAGGCGATGACGACATGGTCTGGTGGGACGTTCCGTACACGCTCGACGCAGACCGCGAGCCGGTCTTGGGTTCACCGACCCAACTAGACCAAGCGTTCATCCCAGCGCAGGCAAAGACGCAGCCGGCTAAGGCGCAGCAGGGTATGGCGCGCTCTGACTACGCCTGGGTTGACTCGTCCGGCACCGGCCACCTCGACATCAGTGACGAGGGCCACGTCCGCGCGGCAATGGCGCGTTTCAACCAGACGCATTTCACCGAGGACGGAGCCAAGCGTTCCGCAGCTCGCAAGATCCTCGCTCGCGCCCGCTCGATGGGTATCGAAGTCTCGCCGGACTCCGCAGTCGCGAGTGCGGCCAAAGGAGTAAACATGGCAGACCTCCCAGACGACGCATTCGGCTACGTCGCGCCCGGCGGCACGTTTGACGACGAGCGCAAGACGTTCCCGCGGGCACTTCGTCACTTCCATCACCACGATGAGAACGGCGACGTCGACCGCGCGCTGCTTCATCAGGCAGTAGACGAGGCGATGAAAGCCGACATCGGCGATCACGCGCTGTCGCACTTGCTGGCTCATCTGTACGAGAAGACCGATCCGCACTCGAAGTATTGGGCTGAGGACTCCCTCGCAGGCGAAACCCTCGTGGCTGCCTACAAGTTCTTTAGCGCTCTCGACGACATCGTTGCGGACCAGAAGTCGATGGAGCGTATCGGCTGGCAGGGAGTTACCCGCCGTGTGCAGCCCGAGCGGCTCCAGGCACTCAAGGAACTGCGGAACTACATCGGCATCACCATCGAACGCGCCGAGCAAGCGGAAGCCGGCGACGACGGAACCCAGCGCGCCCAGGCACTGCGCTACGAACTCGAACTACTGGAAGTCTGAAAGGAGTCAGCGTGCCAGACTTGAAAACGAAGAGGGACACCCTCGAAACGCTAAAGGCGCGCGTTGGCGCCATTCTCTCCCAGTACAAGGACAACGTGCCGGCTGAGAAGTCGGCCGAGGTCCGGCGACTGCTCGACGAGGCCGCAAACCTCAAAGCGAGTATCGAAGAGGACGTTCGCACCGCGGAAGCTGCGAAGGACTATCAGTCACTCGCCGACTTCCTCGAGATGCCGGTCTATCGCGTGCCTCACGGCATCGGTGATGGTGACGGCGACTCGGAAGACCGCAAAGCCATGAAGGCGGCCGGCTGGGAGTTCAAGGACGGTGGGATCTGGCGACAGACCAGCACCGGCATCTTGCAGCCGATGTATCCCGAGGAAGTCCTCTTCGGCAAGATCCCGACCAACGACGTCGATGCGGCCAAGTTCTACACCATGACGCGTGCCGCGTTTCGTCCCGAGTATCGCAAGGCGTACGAGCAACTCATCCGTCTGACGGCAACGCAAGGGAACATGGCGCTGTCGCTGATGGGGCTGGACGCTCAGAAGGCGCTCTCCGAAGGTCTGGATGCCAGTGGTGGCTTCCTCGTTCCGCCGGATCTCCAGGCTGAGGTGCTCGCCCGTACCGCGCAGATGAGCGTGATGCGTCAACTCGCGCGTGTGCAGGCCACTTCTCGCGACGTGCTCTACTGGCCGATGGTTCAGGCTGCGAGTTCGACAACCGGCGGCGTTGCCTCCGGCGGCGGTTCGATCTTCTCGAGCGGCTTCGCCGGCACATGGGTCGGTGAGACTCCGAGTGCCTCGGATACCGATCCCGCGTTCGGGCAGTTCCAGATCCCGATCAAAAAGCTGCGCGTGAGCACTCGGCTGAGCAACGACTTTGTCGCTGACTCCGCGGTGAACGTCCTCGCCTTCCTCGCGCAGAACGGTGCCGAAAACCTCGCGCTCGTTGAAGACCTCGGCTTTATTGCCGGGACTGGCGTGCTCGATCCGAAGGGCATCCTGAACGGTGGCGCGACCACGGTCGATGTGGAAGGTTCGACATCGGACACGATCAGCAACACCACGACCGTCACCGGGACCGCGACGAAGATCCTCAGCCTCGAATATGCGATTCCCGCCCAGTACGTCAACGGCGCCGTGTGGCTGATGAAGCGCGACAGCGAGGGTAAGACCCGCAAACTGACCGATGGTCAGGGCCGGTTCATGTGGCAGCGCGGCACGACCAACAACCAGTACGGCGGCCGCGTCAGCGATCTCGACGGATACCCGGTCTACAACAGCGATTTCATGCCGGCTGATGGCACGAACACCAACAAGGTCTACCTGTTCGGAAACATCGGTCAGGCGTACATCATCGCCCAGCGAGCCCAGATCACCTCGCGCGTGCTCAACGAACGCTACGCCGACACAGATCAGGTCGGAGTCATCCTCTGGGAGCGTGTCGGTGGCGACACATGGAACCCAGATGCCATTCGGTATGGCGTCGTCTAAAGGAGGTATTCAGTAAATGCCTAGCTACCACGATTCACCTTCCGAGACGATGCTCTGCGCGCTCGATATCGCCGCGCAGACCGCATCGGCTGGTGTCAACGGCACCGCGCTCGACATGCAAGGCTGGGACGGCATCCTGTACGTCTTCAACCTTGGCGCTATGGCGTCCGGTGCGACGTTCGATGCGCGCATCATGGGCGCCGCGAACTCGAACTTCAACGTCAACTCGAACATCACCAACGCGGCGATCACCCAGTTGACCAATGCCAGCAATACGAACACGGTGATGGTCGACGTGTGGCGGCCAACGCTTCGCTACGTCAAGAGCGTGACCACTCCCGCGTCGGCGAACTCGACGTTCTCGAGCGTCGCTATCCGTTACCGCGGGTCCGGAGTATTCCCGCTCACACAGACCGCCGCCCAGCTCGTAAAGGTGCAGGCGAACTAGGAGACCGTTACTTGGCAATTGAAGCTAGCGCCGCGCCTGCCGACTTGGTCGAGGCGCGCTCCCAGCTTGCCGACGAATGGCGGACCCGCAGTCCGCAGACGCCGGACGAGATCGCTCAGTTCTATACCGATCCTCGCGTCGGCGCATACATGCGCGCCGATCTCAATGCCTGGCACGATACCGAAGCGCGGCAGAGCATCACTGAGATCCTCAAAGTGGTCGCGCGTGCCACGAACGCCAAGCACGTAGTAGACATCGGCGCTGGTGCCGGCCACGATCTTCGTGCACTCGCGGGAATCGTTCCGTTCCGTCATGGGATCGAGCCGAACGACGCACTCCGCGCGGACCTCGAAGCGCAAGGCTTCCAGATGCATCCAAGCGTGGAGCATGCCGAAGACTGCTGCGTCACGGCGGACTTGTTCGTATCCATCGACGTGCTCGAGCACTTGCCTGATCCTGAATCGTTCCTCGACAAGGCACTCGGACAGGCGAAGATCGGCGCGCATCTCTTCGAGATGACGGCGACTCACGATACCGGCACGCCGCTCCACCTGAAGAGTAACCGCGGCTGGCGACCGGGCCGATGGCTCGAGCAGCATGGCTGGTGGGAAGTCGATAACACCGACCGTATCCACATCTGGCAGAAGCAGCACGAGACCGGTATCCAGAGCGCTACGTTGCTCGCGGCCGTGAGTCGCATGCCGACGATCGTCTGGACGGCGAACCGGACGACCGGCGCCGGCGGCAACGAATGGCGAATGCGCGCCAACATCGGTGATGCGCTACTGACCCGTTCGCGCTCGATCCTGGCCTACAACTGGTGGATCGACACGGGCGATGACGTGTTCCTGATGATCGATGACGATATCGACTTCAGGAAGCAGGATGCTGACCGTGCGGTTGCATATTGCCGTGACGGTTATGACATCGTCTGTGGCGGCTATCCGGTGCGGGACGCCTCGCATCTGGCTCTGCGCTGGTTGCCGAAGACCACGGGCCAGATCCATTTCGGACCCCCAGGTATCGACGAGGATGGCATCCGGCACACGCAAGAGCCTATCGAGATCATGTACGCCGCGACGGGCTTCATGGCTGTTCACCGGCGCGTGCTCGACGGCATGGCGAAGATGCTGCCGATCGTCAACTCGGGCGCTCCCTGGTATTACCCGTTCTTCCAAGAGTTGTTCCGCTACGACGATCAGATCGACGGCATCCTCGAGTTGAGCGAGGATTGGGGATTCTGCGCGCTAGCGCGCGACGCCGGTTTCAAGGTGTGGGTTGATCCGCAAGCCATCTTGAGCCATGAGGGCCGCACGGTCCCGCTCACCGTGAAGAACATGAAGGAGATTAGCTATGCCCTCACCAAAGCCTGACCCGGAAGTCGCGCAGGCCAACGCGGAACTCGCGAGCGCTCACGTTGAGGCTGCACAGGAAGCTGCGGCGGAGGCTGATCGCCAACTCGCTCAGGCGACGAAGTCAAGCCCGCGTGTCGCGCTCTGCTCCGTCTGTAATGGCGAGACGATCAAGCACCCGCAACCTAAAGGCGAGGGGATTTACCACTGCAATTTCTGCGGCAGTTGCAAGCCAGAACCCTGATGTTGACGCCGGTGGTCTGGGCGATGCTGTTCGGGATCGCTGGTGCGCTCCTGATCGGTCCATTTGGTGCCGTTGCTGGCGCCATGATGGGCGTCACGCTCGACTCGGCGATTCGAATGGAAGACTGACGTGGCGAACGCGTACGCCGACACCGCTGACCTCATGGAGCGTCTCGGGATCGACACGAGCGACTCGCGGCAGACGCAGCTCGCGAACATCGTTGAGGTTGCCTCGCGTTGGATCGATGCCGAGACCGGGCACCGGTTCTACGCTGCCACCGAGACGCGCTACTACACGGCGAACCATCGCTGGCCGCAGACGTACCGCTGGGAATTCGACACGCTCGAGCGGCCCGGTGGCATTCCTGGGCGCGTCACGATTGATGACTTCCTGTCGGTGACGCAGGTTGCTACGGACGAAGATGGCGACGGAACCTATGAGCGCGTCTGGACGGTTACGACCGACTACTGGCTCGGGCCACGGAACGCGCCACTCAAAGGTGAGCCGTACCGCTATCTGAACCGCACGCCGGCCACCGGCCGCTACCTGTTCCCGTACTGGGAAGAGGGGATCAGCGTGACTGGCTCGGTGGGTTGGTGTGCGCTAGCCGCATGTCCGGCGGATATCAAAGAGCTGACGCTCATGGTCGGCGAGGTGCTCGGGACGACGCTCACGGACTTATCGCAGCCAGGTGTGCAGACCTACAACATCACTCAGCAGTTGTCGGTGGTGATGGCGCCCGAGGTACTGCCGCCGCTCGGTCAGCAGATTCTCCAGAAGTACCGCGGGATCTCGATCCTATGAGCGGCATCCGTGGCGTCAAGGGGTTGCAGGTCGCGCACAGGACGATCCTTACCGGCTCGGCCGACCTCTATCGCAAGTCCATCGTTGCAGATACGAGCGGTGGTCAGACCGATACGTACACGAAGATCGCAACGCTGCCATGTAACTACGTCCCATCGCAGTACACGCCACGTGAGCGTGAGTCGGCAGTTCGTGTTCAGGACTATATCTACTGGGACTTCACGTTTCCGGCGGGTGTTGACATTCGGGCGACGGATCGGTTGTACATCGGCTCACGGCGATTCGAGGTTGCCGGTGGTGGTGAGCCAAGCATCGGCATATTCACTTCCATCATCTGTCTGGAGATCAAATAGTGAGCGAGGCTGTCGTGTTAGCGAAAGTTACCTGTCGCCAGTGCGGCGCAACGTTCAATCTGCGTTGGGACGATGACACCATTCGGCCGGTGCCGTGTCCGCTGGATGGCGGCGGGACCATCGTCAAGGTCCGAAACAACAAGACCGGCGCGTGGGAAGTCGTCGAGTCCGTGCCGGCCAAGGATGCCGAGCCTGAGGCTGAACCTGCACCTGAACCCGAACCTGCACCAGATAGAGAGGAACATCCCCAATGAGCGCAACGGCATTGAGCATCACGACTACGGCCGCGGCTGGCACAGTTCTGCCGGCTCAGGCTGCGGTCGACAACGGTAACGGCAACACCTTTACCAACACTGGCCGTGAAGCACTCATCGTCACCAACCTGAGCGGCGTATCGCTCACCGTGACTCTCACCACGAATGGCGTGTATGCCGTCGGCGCCGTGAACTACTCCGTGGCTGATCTTGTCGTGACGCTCGCCAATAACACGTCCAAGATCATCGGGCCCTTCGATAAGACGCTCTTCAACGATGGCAGTGCGAACGTCGATGTTGCCTGGTCGACCGGCACCAACGTCACGTGCAACGTGATCTCCCTTGGCACTGCCTGAGATAGAGAGGAACATCCGCCCATGACCGCAACCGCACTAACAGTCACAACCACGGCTGCGGCAGGCACGGTTCTACCGGCTCAAGCCGCAGTCGATAATAGCAATGGAAACACGTTCACGAACACGGGGCGTGAAGCGCTCATCGTTACGAACGTTAGCGGTGGTGTACTAACCGTAACGATCACGACTAACGGGGTGTATGCCGTGGGCGCGGTCAACTATGCGGTCGCTGATCTGGCCGTGAATGTGGCGAACAACGCGTCCAAGATCATCGGACCGTTCGATAAGACGCTGTTCAACGATGGAAGCGCCAACGTTGACATTGCATGGTCGACCGGCACGAACGTGACATGCAGGGTCATCTCGCTCGGGACCGCCTGACGCTCGCATGACAGTCAAGGTCACGCTCGTATCGCAGATACCTGCGCTCGTGTCGAGTGTTCAGTCGAAGGCGACCGACAACGTCGCATCGGCTGGCAAGTTCTGTCAGAACTACGCGCAGCTCGTCGCGCCCAAGCGGACCGGCGCGCTAGCCGCGTCGGTTTATGTGAGCGGTCCTGGCGAAAACACGACGTATCCGCAGTCCGAGACGGAAGCCATCGACCGGAACCCATTGATCCGTGAAGTCGTCGGTGAGATCCGACCCCAGGACATCGACGACAAGTCCGGGCCACAACACCCAGTCGCAGTCATCGCACCAGCCGCGCCGTACAGCATTTTCCTCGAGGACGGGACGCGGTACATGGCGCCGCAGCCGTTCATGCGTCCTGCCGCAGAACAGACCCGGAACCAGTTCCTCGGGCTCATGGTGAATATTTTCGGGTGAGTGGCGACCTCGCGCGCGTCGATCGCTGGCTCTACGGCGTGCTCTCCAACGATCTCCAAATTCAAGGGCAGGTTGCTGGTCGGATCTACTCCGACGAGGCACCTCAGAACGCGCCGGTCCCGATGCTCATCTTTGCGTTTCTGGGAGGATCAGATCGCCTGCTCGCTCTTCGCGGCCGGCTCTCAAGCGTTCTCTATCTCGTGCGTGCTGTCGATGAGGGCTCGTCCTATAACAGCGTGATCCCGGTGGCGGATCGGATCGACGAGATCCTGACCACGGCCATCCCTACATTCGGGACCATCCTTGACGATACGCGTATCACGAGTTGCTATCGCGAGCAACCGCACCAGCGCAAGGACTCCCAGTTCGGTGTTCCGACCGTGTACCTCGGCGGGTACTACCGCATCGGGTTCCAGCCGGCCAGTCAATGAGTCCACGAGATAAAGAGCGAGACTTCTGGATCGAGGTGCGACGCGGCATCCTGACGTTGACCTCTGCTGTCGATGATCAGTCGCCGTACCCGCGCGATTTCTGGCTAGAGATCAAGCGTGGGTTATTGAAGATTTCTCGGGCAGTGGAATATCGATACGGGCTGCCCATTCATAGCAGAGCAACGCTTGGTGTTCCGATCCAAGCCCCCGAGCCGCCGGCTACGCCGCTCGCTCGATCCTCACCAGAAGGAAGGATTGAGTAGCTGTGGCTTTCAATAGTGGCAACATTGCAACGGTTACCGTCGGCGGTAGCGATATCAGCCAGTACACCACTTCGGTGTCACTGGATGTGACGCGCGATATCAAGGACATCAAGCCCATCGGTGGAGCGGCCGTCTCCAAGGTCGTCGGTCCCTACGCAGGCACCGTGAGCCTTGAAGGTGGATACGATCCCGCGCTCGACAACGTCCTGGCGCCGCTCATGCTGGCGACAACGCCGGCGGCCCAGGCCTTCGTCTATAAACCTGCGGGCGCATCCGGCACCACGTTCAGCGGGACCGGCTACATCGCCTCCTACAGGGTCGATGCGCCAGGCGACGACACGGCGAAGTGGAAGTCAGAGATTGCCGTCATCGGAACTATCACCCACGCGTAACTAGTCTCCATACACACCATCTCCCCGAGGAGGGCGCATGGCATTCTCAACCGATCCACCGCACATCCTGAGCGCAGACGAGATCTTCGCTGCCAAGGATATCGAAGAGCGCACCGTCGATGTCCCGCAGTGGGGCGGCGCCGTTCGCATCCGTACATTCAGCAAGCGTCAGGCTACGGATATGTCGAAGCGCGCAACGGTCAAGGATCGGCACACCGGCAAAGAGTCGGTTGATAACGACAGGCTCGAAGCGCTGCTCTTCGCCGAGGGCATCATCGAACCGAAGTTCACGGTCGATGACTACGAGCAGTTGCAGGAAAAGTCAGCGGTCGCGATTAGCGTGATTCTGCGCGCGATCATGGATGCGTCAGGGTTGTCGGAGGCGGCGACGACCGAAGCCATCAAAAGTGCTTCGGAACAACCCGACGATCAGGTTCGAGTTTCATCTGGCGCGCGAGCTCAAGATGACACGGGCGGAACTCTTGCAACGGATGTCGGCCTCTGAGTTTGCCTACTGGATGGCACTCTACGAACTCGAGTACCGCGAACGCGAGACGGCCCAGAAAGATGCTGAGGCGAAGGCGCGCGCGCAGCGCATGGCTCAGGGGCTCAGGCGCTTCTAGGGAATGAGCCATCGAACGAGAACCCCGAGTGCCACCAAGAGGTTGACGACGGCAAGCCCCAGCCGGCCAAGGGACGGGGCGAACTCTCGGTCAATGATGGATAGCGCAACAACGACGAACACGATGATGCCCAGGACGACCAGCCAGCGGTTCACGCCGGCCACTTTACAACGGTTAGGTAACAGCAGGTTGAAGGGAGGTTGAGTTCCAATGGCGACGCCAATTGCTGAACTCTTCGTCTCGGTCAGTGCTGACGTTACCGGCGCCGTCACTGGGCTCAACGGACTTAATAACCAACTCGGCACGACCTCGAATGCCTTCAAGCAGGCCGCGCCGGCTGCATTGCTGTTCGAGGGCGCCGCGGCTGGGGTGTTCGGCGTAGTCGCCTCAGCGGTAAACACTGCGGCCGACTTCGAACAGAGCATGGCGAACATTCGTGCTGTCATGTCGCCAGTCGAAGCCCAGACATTCGGCGCCGCGATCTCCGATCTAGCTGTGCGGCTCGGTCGCGACACCGTATTCTCGGCAACGCAGGCAGCCAGCGGTATCGAAGAACTGATCAAGGCGGGCATCCCTGCTGCCGACGTGATCAACGGTGCCGCCGATGCTGCGGTCAACCTGGCTGGAGCAACAGGTATTCAAGTCGCTGACGCTGCGGCCATTGCGGCTCAGGCGATGAATGCGTTCGGCGTTCAGGCTAGCGACATGACGAAGACGGCCGATGTTCTGACTGGCGTGGTCAATGCCACGGCAGCAAGCATGTCCGATCTGAGGTTTGGCCTTCAGATTGTTGGGCCGACAGCTCACTCGCTTGGTTTGGATATCAATAGCACGTCTGAGGCAATCGGCCTGCTGACCAACGCTGGCGAGACAGGCGCGACGGCAGGCACCGGCTTACGGCAGATGTTGCTTGAGTTAACGCCGACGACCAAGCCAGCTCGCGAGGAGATGAAGAAACTTGGACTGGTCACTGCCGATGGCAAGAACCAGTTCTTCGACGCGACTGGCAAGATCAAAGACTTCGCGGCAATCTCTCAGATCTTGCAGAACGCACTCCGGGGCATGAGCGCCGAACAGCGCACGGCCGCCCTCAACACGCTCTTCACTCGCGATGCGATCAACTCGGCGTCAATCCTCGCAGGGCAAGGCGCGGCAGGCTTCAACAAACTCATCGCGGCTATGGCAGGCATCACGGCTGCGGGTACGGCTCAGGAACGGCTCAACACCTTACGCGGTTCGCTGACGGACCTCTCGGGCTCATTGGAAGCGGCGAGTATTCTGATCGGCGGTTCGTTTCTTGCGCCGTTGCGGTTCCTCGCAGACACCGTTAAGTCCGCGGTCAACGCATTCTCTAACCTGAACCCGACTGTTCGCGAGGGCATCGTTATGTTCGCGTTGATCAGCGCTGCCGTGCTGGCCGCGATCGGCGCGTTCATCCTGTTCGCCCCGTCGATTGCGGCACTCGGCCCAGCGCTCGCTGCGGTTGGTGGTGTTCTGGCTGCGTTTCTCCCAGTCTTCGCGCTGGTCGCTGCTGGTGTGCTGATCCTCAGGAACGCTTGGGATAAGAACTTCGAGGACATTCAGGGGAAGGCCGACAACTTCTCGAATATCGGTGACATCATCCAGGCTGCGTTTTCTGGCAACGTCGGCGATGCGATCGGCGCCTTCATCGAGGATATCAAGAAGATCTCTCCCGAGGTGCGCAGTACCTTCGACGCGATCAGCCTGACGATTGATCGTGTCGTGTCGACGATCCAGCCAGTTCTGATAATCCTGAGTTCAGCGCTGTCGGAAGCCTTCTCGGGTAACTTCGGTGGCGCGCTCGACATTCTTCAGGGGTTGGTCGGAACCTTTAGCGCTCAACTCGGAGGATTGGTCGGCACCGCGCGCGAGGTAGCATCAGCACTAGGCGGCACGCTAGGGGCAGCGTTCGCCGCGGTCGGCGGGTTCCTGAACGAGAATGCTCCGAAGATCGCTAATCTTGCTCAGTCGATATTCCCTCAACTCGCCGACAAGGCGGGCGAGATTGCCAGTACGCTGCGGGAGGGCTTCCTCCAGGGTCTACAGAACGCTCAAGCGTTCATGGATGGTCCGCTGACCGCTGCGTTCAATACGCTCGTCGGCTTCATCCAGGATCCCTTACTTCCTCGGCTCGGAGAACTAAAGCAGGCGCTCACCGTCATAGCGGTCCCGGCGGCCATCGACTTCTTCGGGAGCATCGGCAATACGCTCGCCAATCTGAACACGTCGGTTCAGAACTCAGATCAGATCCATACCTTTCTCCAGAATCTCGGCGGCGAACTCTCGTCGTTCGGGACGCAGGTATCCTCGCTCGAGCCGTTGTTCCAATCGCTCGGCAACTTCTTTGTGGCACTCGGCAACCTCAGTACCGCGTTGTTGAACATCCAGACTGCGGTAGCCGCGAACGTGTTCACTGCCTTGGGTAACGACATCAAGGCGTTTGCTGACGTTGCCGGACCCGCGGCTCCGGCGGCTGCGGCTGTCGGGACGGCTGTGGAAACAATCGGGCAGCAACTCTCAGGTGTCACCGGCTTCTTCAATTCTGCTGCCGACGCTATCAATGCTCTGGCGAATGCAATCAACAATTTCTCGAAGCTGCCAACCATCAATCTCCCTGGCGGTTTGAATGTCAATAACCCAGCGTTCGTCCCGGATCAGGGCAACGGAGCGCAAACGTTCAAATCGGCCTTCATCCCCGGCGGCCAAGATCAAGGGGCCGGCGTCGTGCTGAACTTCAATGCGCCGGTGAGTCTCAATGGCACCGGCGACCTCGCGGACTTTGGTCAGGTGATCGCCGATGCGATCTTCGGAGCTGCGAAGCGTGTGGCGCCGCCGGTCGACAACTCGGCGCATCCAGCGCTGGCGGCTAACGGATGAGTGACTTCGCTGGCGTAGTCTTCGAGGCAACCGAGGAAGGCTGGCAAGAGACGGCCACCTCGCAGGTTAGCGCGCGCGGATTCCCTGGCGGCGATACGGTCGCGATAAGCCTCGGCGGCCAGCGGGAGGTTACGCGCACGGTCACGCTGTACTTCACGAGCCGTGGCGACTGGATCACCTTTGTCACGAACCGCGGCAACAGTGGCGGCACGCTCACCATCGATAACTGGGATAGCGTCGATGCCGTGCTCAAAGAGGCGAGCGCTGATCCGCCGCTGCCGGACGGCCGCATTCGCGCGAAGGCAACCTTTATCCTCCTATGAGTCCTGTCGTCACCAACCTCTACGTTCCGTTCGTTGATGCCTCAGTCGGTGGCGGCCAGATCGCGGGCGCGCGCGTCGAGACATCGTTCTCTGACCCGGTGTCGAAGGGCTACGTGAAGTTCTACGCCGATCCTGGCGGCTGGTCAGTCGGCGACGACATCTCCATCAGCATCGGTGCCGGCTCTCACAACGTGCAGTGCTTTCAGGGCACGATCATGGAAGGTGATTACCTGAACTCGGGCCCGACGTTCGAGATTGTCGCGCGGGGCCCGCTCATCGCAGCTCAGAAGTTCAGGAACAACCAGCCGAAGGGCTACACCATCACTGACCTTTGTGGTGGGCCCGCGACAGATAACGCAATCGTTGCAGCCGTACTCGACATCGCAGGCGTCGGCAACATCGGAAGCATCGGCGGTACGGGCATTGTCCGCGGCGCCTCGGCCCCGCCGGCGTACACCTGGAACAAGGGCGAGTCGGCTCTCGAGTACCTCCAGCGATTGAGTAAGGCGTGCATTGGCTACAAGATCATCGAGAGCACCGACACGCGGGTGTACTGGACTCAGGTACTCACCGGCGGCGCGAGCGGCGCGGACATGGCGCTTACGGAAGGTGTCGATATCTTCGAGGGCGCACATACCCAGATCGAGATCTTCGACCGCTATACAGCCTGGGACGTGACGGGGTTTGATTACGGTGACGGGCTCGGCCCGGTGTACAACCGTGAGCCCGACCCTATCCCGAATGGCTCAACCGCCTACGCCTTCTCGAGCACGATGATCGAGCGCACCACGGACTCAGATCCGCGACTCGGTATCTCGTGTGAGACGGTCAAGAACTACCTGAAAGGTGAGACATCGTCGCCGATCACGAAGGTTAGTGGCTTGCAGACGCCGCGAGATGACCTCGTCGGGCCCGGATCGGTGGTCAGCGTAGATTCGGATCTACTCGGTGTGCACGGCGATTTCTGGGTGATCTCCTGTACCCGCGAAGTTACCCAGGACTGGTTCATTCAAACGCTGGAACTCGCAGGCTGATGGCTGCAACTGCTGGGCCGAGCCGATCGCCGATTGCTGATCCAACGCAGAACGTTGCTACGACGCGGCCGCCGGTCAACATCGATGCGACGCTCGATAGCGCGTTCAATCTGCTGCTCCAGAAGTCGCTTCAGGCTGAGCAGGAAACAGTCGTTAGGCCGGCGAACATCGTGTTTCCGTGGACTGGCGGCGGCCAGCCGTTGACCGTTACGACGATGGACCCGATTCTTGCCGAGATCCCATTCCCCGGAAGTTTAGTCTGGGTTCATATGTGGGCCGGCGACTCAAATGGGCTTCCGGTCCCAGTCACCGCAACGTTTGAACTACAGGTGACGAACCTTGCCTCATTCGGGGCATCACTTCCTCTCTACGGCACCGGCACGGCTCCGTTGATGGATAACGTGTTCGCTTCCGACCTCGACCTAACCGATTGGAATATGAACCTGGCTACGGGAGACACGATCATCGCCTACCCTCTCACGTTCACCGGAACTGCCACGTGGTTGTCCATCACAATGCAGTTCCGCCCCAGCGAACAGGCGATTGGCGTGTCAGCTATGACTGATAATGCAGGGAACCCAATGACGTTTACCGACGGAAGCCCAGTGGAGACACGCTCGTGACATCTCATAAACTGGCTCAGGGCCTTGAGTTGCACGAGGATAAGCGCATCAAGGCTCCCGTCAGGGCAGTTGCGACGAGCAACATATCGATATCGTCACCGGGAGCAACCATCGATGGCGTATCGCTCGTAACGGGAGATCGTGTCCTTGTAACCGCTCAGACATTGTCCTCCCAAAACGGGATTTACACGTTCGTGGGTTCGGCCTCTACGATGTCTCGTGCGTCGGACTGCTCGAGTTCTACAGACTTCGTCCACGGCTTCAAGGTATACGTTCGGGAAGGGACATCCTTCAGTGCGACGTACTGGACGTATACACAGTCATCGACAATAACCGTTGGTTCGACGGCGATCACGTTTGCTCAAGATAGTCTTTCGTTAGGCACACAGTCAGCGAACCGAGTTTATGCCGGACCGTCAACCGGAAGCGCGGCACCCCCAGCGTTTCGTGCGCTGGTCAACGCGGATCTACCATCATCTCCGACAGTTACCGGGGAGATCGCTTCGGCCGACTTCAAAGTCAATGGATTGACAGGCGCGACACAGGGAACGCGCCTCGTCGGCGCGACGATTAGCGGTTCGCCGGTCTCGGGTACGTTCGCGGTCGGCGATGTCGTGATCGACCTCACTGGCAAAATCTGGGTATGTACGGGTGCCGGCTCTCCTGGGACATGGGTACAGGCTGGCGGCGGGATGTCCAATCCCATGACCACGAACCAAGACGTTATCGTCGGTGGCGCAAGCGGGACACCTGGACGACTAGCGGTTGGTGCTAACGGTCAGGTACTCGGTGTTGCGAGTGGTGTTATTGGCTGGATCAATAATCCGGCAGGGTTCAGCAGTCCAATGACGACTGCCGGAGACCTGATCTATGGAGGTTCATCCGGCACGCCGCAACGGTTGGCTAGTGGTGCGAACGGCCAGGTATTGACGATCGTTGCCGGATCACCGGGATGGGCCAATCCGACAGGTAGCGGCGGCAGTGTGACGAATAACGTGGCGAGCGCACTTGTGCTCGCCCGATCCTGTCTCTAAGGGATAGTCGATGTCAGCAAACACCTCACCTATTTTTGTTGCCACACCGCATATAGGTTCAGTACGGGTAAATACGGCGAACACCGCTCATGATGGCAGCGGTTCGCTGGCTACCATTATCACCGGAACTACCAATGGCACGCGCATAGATAAGATAGTTCTTTCGGCAACGAGCACGACCACTGCGGGGATGGTCAGGTTCTATATCGACGATCTGACAAACATCCGATTCTGGAGAGAGGTGCCGGTGACTGCGGCGACGCCGAGCGGTACGGTGCAGCAGTTTACCTTTACGATCTTCTCGGCAGATTTGCAAAGCCCGCTCCTCGTCTTGCCGTCTACCTATATTCTGAAGTGCGCGCCGCACAATGCGGAGTCGTTTGACGTTAT